TTTATTTTGTTTTTTAAAGTTTTTCGGATTATACAAAATGAGGAAGCCACAAATCTGTAACTTCCCCATTTTTCGGCAAGAGCGGCAAACGAGGCTCGAACTCGCGACCCTCAGCTTGGGAAGCCACATAAAACCTAATATATCAAACTGGATATCAAATAGATACAAAACCAACGTAATAATTAGACTTATATTTTGACTTACTTTTTTTTGTATTGACTTACTTCTTTTTTGTTTTGACTTTCGACAACATTATCTAATACCCAAGGATAAACATATCCTTTTCATATGCAAAGGTATTACTTTTTGCTTGTATGCCAATAAATTCAGGATATATTTTTGTTTCTGAGAACCTCTTATCACTTTTTCTTTTTAGGAAACATTTCTATAATGTTGCTCCTCTTATGGACACTTTTTATCGTCGAACACTCTGCCCCTCTCCGCTTGATTGGGCACAATAAACAACTTCCACGTCCTGCGCAATATGCCATACAGTTATGGTAAGTCTCCGTAAGGATTTGGTTAGTCTCTTGAAGCTCTAAGCGTGCGAGTTTCAAGTCATCAATTAGCTCTACTAGCATTGTCTCGTACTGATTTATAGGCTCACATAAGTTTGTGGTCAAGACTTTACTAACATCCCTAAGGTTGCTTTTGTTTACTAATAAATCGTCTTTTTAATCATGGTTCTTGAATTTAGTTTTTTTTTGGTTATTAATCATTAATTATTGATTATTCTATATTGTATAAGTTGTATTATCTGATTAAATAACTATTTTACAATATCTTGATTAAAGATGCATGTGTTTTTCTCTAGTCGATGGAATAGTATCGCTATCATTTCTGATGATTATTCTCTGTATATGTTCATCTTGTAAGTCATTTGCAATGGATGATATTGTTAAAACAATCCTTAATACTTTCATTTTACATATTACTTAACTACCCTCTTTGTTTCTCTCTCAATTGCTGTAATCTCTCTATTTCATCCTTTAAAATTTGGTTCCTCTCATTCGCCAGGATAAGTTGTTCACGAAACATCCTTGTATTTGCTATAAGCTCATTGCAGAAAGTTTCTACCGGCATATCCAAGATCATAAATCCAGATTCTCCTTTGATGACCATAGGAGTTTCATCTTCTGCCATTTCACTCTTATACATTTTACCTTCGCCACGGAGAAGCCATTCAGCACTGACATCTGGGAAAGTAGCCAAAATAGAATCAACTATATCAAAATTCATTCCACTTCTTTTACCAATCATATAATTATTGAACAATGTTTGTTCAATCCCAATCATAGAAGCAAAATCTCTTTTAGATTTGGCTTTCATATCTACAAGTTCCAAAATTCTTTCAACTATTCTCATATTATTTCCTTTTAGGTTATATGACTTTATATCTTAATTAGTATTTTACAAAACTTTTTTATCCCCTTTTATGTCCCATATCCTATTATTATTTATCCAAATTATCGGATACCATAATAAATAAGAAATACCTATTATAATATTTTTTTTGGCTAACAATAAAGCAATACTATTTTTCAAAGTAGAAGACATATCGTAAGCTTTTTCAATGTCTATTTCAGGGAAAAATATATTATAAATTCCTATGCCAAACATAATTATCATACTAGCGACAGGAAATATATATAAATTCCCAACACTTCCAGCTATTATAAAGGCAACCCATGATACACAAAAAGATAATATTACAGAATGCACTTCTACACCACTATTGTCATAACCACTAAATATATAGTTATCTATCCAATTACATAATATCGCAAACAGAATGAAGAATAACACTATTGACACATTATTATTAAATGCCCTTAATGGATATGGACGTTTTTTTAACGCTAATTTCCTCAAAATAATTTTCCCTTCTCCATTTTTATACATTGAGAAAGGGATATTCCATACAAAATTGAACAACTTGTTAAAACAATCCTTCGAATAACAATCATCATAAGTATTATATATTTCGGGATTAAAATTAATCTTCTTATATAAAGGAGATAATTTACTCCATATTTTATATGCAATATCTTCTTTTTCCCACATTGATAGTTTATCAATGCAGAAAAATATTGCATTAGCCAATACAATATCATTCTCATTATCTATTGCTCCATTGATATCCGAAAGCCCTTTTAATGAAATATGAGAAAGAATATCATCAAGATTTCCGTTGTACACTTTATAGTAATATGAAATCATAAATTAATATTTTTAAAATAATACATTTATTACACTATCCTTGTTATGTAATTGTCATCATTGTTACAATACTCATTTACAGTCAATTAACATTATACTAGACTTTGCTTTTATCCATACTATTTAATCTGCACATACAATTTTAAAAGTGTATTCCAAACATATCACATTTTATACAATTACATATTCAACTATTAATCAAATAGTTAGTCCATATTCATTATTTATATCAAATCTAAATAGGGCATTTATCCTAATTAAACCCTATTTTATATTTGATATTAGGATATATAACCTTATATTTGCATCGAAATCAAAACCCAAACGGTAATTGAAATCGAAAAAGCTTAATGTAATTACAAACTTAATAAAAATTAATGTAATGGTAAAGAGAAAACCGATAATAGTTCCTCATGGATCTGTCAGAAAGATAGCTAAATCCGTGCATTGTTCTGAGCCTACAGTTCGCTACGCATTGCGTGGAGCGTTAGAAACCAGTATTGCCCTACTCGTCCGCAAACGTGCTATTGAAATGTTTGGGGGAGTGGAAGTGAAATAAGGAGGAGTGACTATGAAAGCAATTTTTAAAAAGGAAGTTAGAGTGGAAAGAAATATCTCCACATATAAAACAGGATTGAGTTCCATTCCATACATCGGAATAAACAGACGCATCATAGTGATACATCTGTTAGGTATTCCGATATACAAAAAAATAGAAAACAATTCAGACTCAATGTAATAATGGAAAGGAACGAAAGATATAGCAAAGAAAACCAATATTGGTTTTTGAGAGAAGGAGACTTCCTCCCAGAGAAAGTTGAAAGTTTCAACGGAGGAAAAGGAGTAATGATTAAATCGGAAATCAAGTTATTGAAAGAAGCCGGCAACCTCTTCCCTACAAAGGAAGAAGCCGCCATAGCTTCTGAGAAAGTCAGAGAGTTTCTTTGTTCGATAAATAATCCTTGGTGTCTCTAATCCACCCAAAAGCTATCTCATAGTCCTCAATGTCTTCTTCAGACAAACGGCGTTCGCGCATAGCTTTTAGGTTAATATAATGTCCGTTATTGACACACTCAAGAGCATAAGCCAAGAAACGTTTACGGTCTTCCGGATGTGTAGAATCAGGAGATTGACTAAGGAAAAGTTCTAGTAATTCATTTTCAATCATAATTTCTTAATTTTTTGATTAGACACCACAAAATTAAGAAAATCCCGCGAAGATACGCCTTCCATGTCCGGATGAACTTACTGGAGCGGGAACAAAAATAATACAATAATTAATTTAAAAGTAGATATACCATGACCAACTTAAACATTATCAGCAAACGCATCTGCATAGCACTAGGTGCAGCAGTGTTTATTATCCTTCTTGGCTGGACTGGGCATCAGGATTACGTAGAACAGATATGTTACAACATGCCTGAAGATACCTACGAAGCCATATCTCTCAAGCTTGGCGATAGAGCCAGCAATAGTACTATTGCAGAAGAATATATGAAGAACAAAAAGTTTTGGGATCAATATAATCATTAAACAGCCATGTCACGTACAAAGAATTTAGCCAGAGTGACACCACTTGAAAAAGTATGGCTCAGCAAAACGGAACTTGCTGCGTACCTTGGAGTGTCAGAACGATATGTATTAGAAAACATCAATACTAATCCCCAAGTTGACATATATAGGTTATCAAACAAAGCCTATATATACAACCGTCAAAATATAGATGATCTGATCCGATCTTCCAAGATATAGTGTTTCCCGAATCCTCTTTAGTCTAATGGCAGAGCGCAGCACTATTTCTTTCATTTGCTCATGTTGTTTTAAAGGTTAATTAATTAATTCAGTGCTGAGATACCGGTTCGAATCCGGTAAGAGGATCAATGCAGTCCGAAAAATCGTCCTTATCAGTAAGAAAACGGGTTGGGCGTCCGTACGCTGGAAGAGTTCTTTGACATCTATGTGAAGCGCAATGTACCTAATTCAATAACGTACATTGTGAACGAACAACGAAGTTCTAAAAATAGGAAACAACATAATGTTGGGCATGCCTCAGTGGGGAGGAAAGCTTTATGAAAGAATAATATCAGCGCTGAAAATCATCGTTACAGCAGCAAGTATGCGGGATTGGTTTTTTACCCGGCCGGTGTCCGTATCGCTGATACCAATATATACTCGTGTTCTTCGGAGCACGAGACAAGGAAAGCTGGCAGAGTGGTTTATCGCGCCTGTTTGCTAAACAGGTTAACCAAAAGGTTACAGGGGTTCGAATCCCTTGCTTTCCACAACTTATTTTCTGAGGTTACAAGTATTTGTTAACCCCTAATATTTGTTCATATTGGTTCTTACTGTCTGTGAAGATAGAAAACTGATTATTTTAAATTCATAGAAAACATTTTAATGCACTTCCGCTTCGGTATGTGAATATAGGAGCGGTTTTATAATGTAACAAGATCAAACAATATAAATCCCATCATGTATGAAAAATAGAGATTACAATTTAATAAAAGATGGAAAATGCAATATGAAAGCCATCATGCAAAGAGCGTGGGCTTACATGAAGCAGAATAAGGCTTTCAAGTGGTATTCTTTTAATAATGCATTGAAAGAAGCTTGGGTAGATGCACATTTGAAAATGGATGATTATAAGGCTCAAGTTAATCCTCAGTATCTGGATTATCCCAAACCCGCTAACAATTTTAGGCAAGCCTTGATTGATTTAGATCCAACGTTAAAATGTTACGATAGTAGTTGGAGATGATAATTATCCAATAAGAACAGAAAGAAACTAAAACAGCCTTGGGAGGGCTTCGTAAAACCCTTTTATATTATGAAAGAATTATATTGGATTGAAAGAATGGATAGTATTAACGGTATAATGATTACTTTGTTAATAATATTTGGATTAATATTTATTTTTTCTTTTGTTGGTTCTTGGATTGAGGATTGGAAAAAAGATGAAATCAAAAAAAGAGGAATTCCAAAGATTAGGAAGGTATGTATTTGGATTATGTCAGTTTCTATTTTGATATTAACATTCCTTCCAAGCACTAACGAAATGTACCGTATCATAGGGATTGGAGGTACCATTGACTACTTACGTAAAAATGAAACAGCCGGACAGCTCCCAGATAAATGTATCAAAGCTATCGACTTGTTTCTGGATAAAATGACAGAGGAAGAAAAGGATAGAAACAAGTAATTATGAAAAGAGAAAATATTAAAAAAGCGAAAGAGCTGGAAGAAAAACTAAGTGATTTAGAAGCAATTATGAATGGCAAATTCTTTCATTCCAAGAATGAAGACACATACCATTTTGAGTTCGTAGAGCATTATGGGCTTTCTCCCGTAACTATAAAAATACCTAAAGAATGCAACAAGATTATCAAAGCATGTTTAATGCCAATAATAGAAGAACTGAAAGAACAAATTGAAAAATTAGATTAGTATAAATCAGAACTATGAAAAAGGGAACATTGGTAAAGTATAAAGCTCCCGGTTGGGAAAATAAGATCGGGAAGATATATAGCGTTAACGGTGAAAAAATCATGGTGCAATTCGGAAAGCATGATTTTGTAGAGTTATATTCAAATGATTTAATCGTAATGACAATGCTATGAAAGTGATTATGTTTATTCTCTCACTATTCGTCTTTTTATGCTCAATAGTGATGTTGTACGGAGCGATTGTTAATGATAGTCCTATGTATGCTACAGGGATTATTATTATGCTTATCATTTGTGGATTATCATTTATAATGGACCGAATATGTTATAAAGAGTTAGGGCATTAATTACAATAAATAACCCTTTAAATTTTTCGATTATGAGCGAGCTAAATTTGTATCAGAAGATACAAGCTGTTTCTAACGATATAAAGAACATCGAAAAGAATATGACCGTCGGAAAAGGCAATTACGCTTATAAGGCAGTCCAGGATATTGATGTTACTCTCGAAGTTAAGACAGCCGAAACAAAACATGGTTTGGTGAGTATTCCCATTAAACAAGAACTTGTAAAATCCGAAGTTATCGAGGTAGTAAAAGATGGTGGTGGGAAATCCATTCAATATATGGATATTGTGAAAATGACACTTCGCATTATTAACCTTGATAAGACTGATGAATTTATCGATGTAGAAAGTTTCGGTAGAGGTCTTGATCCCGGAGATAAAGGATTTGGAAAGGCTTCGACCTACGCAAGAAAATATGCTCTTTTGAACGCTTATAAGATTGCAACGGGTGAAGATCCTGATGAAAATAAGTCAAAGGAACAAACTCCTGTAACAGTTGATGAAATAAAAAATGCTGTTGTTAATTACATGATGCTCGATAACACATTTACGCAAAACATACTTTCCTATTTTAATGTTGGAAGTTCGGATGATATGAGTACCGAGCAGTTTAAGATGGCTTACAATAGTCTAAAGAAGAAAGGTAAGTTATGATAGAGACTATGTATATCGGCAGCGGTGATATTCATGCTTTGATGAGTGGGAAAGAAACCAAATCTCATTCTTCTTTAATGCAGCGTTTTGTCAGTGGTGTAAAGCCTAATTATAATGCTTATGCAAGTCCGATAGACGCTTTACGCACAGGCGCAATTCTTGAGGATAGGTATCTACTTACACTGCCTGATAATTACTTCGCACAATACGTTGTAACTTCGGAAGAGATGGATGTGTTTAAATGTAGTATCGATTTTGCAAAAATAGACAAGGGTGAACTTGTCGATTTCGATGAATTGAAAACACTTGCCCTTTCTGATTACCTTGAATTTATAGAACCTATAAAGAATGATAATAAGGCTCTTGTTGATTATGTGAAAAAGAAGCATAAATCTTACTACAATCAAGTACAGGAACAGCTTTACTGCACAAAATTAGAGAGTTGCAACCTCGTTTTTCTCTCTGTAACATCTTACGATGATGATTATAACTGGAATAGAGTAATTAAGTCAAATGAATATTGTAAAGTAAGAATCGCTCGTGACGAAAAGGCTATTTCTAAAATAATAGAGAGAGGATTAATATTTCAACAAATCAAAGATTTTTATACTAAATAGTTATGGCAAACCAACTTACAGGAAAGATATTATATATCTATCCAACTCAACAAATTCCATCGAAAGATGGGAGCAAAACTATTCTTAAAAGAGAGATAGTAATAGACTGTACACGCTATGATCCATATACTAGTCAACGTGGCTTTGAGAATACTCCCATGCTGGAGTTCATTGGTGATAGATGTTCGGAACTTGATAATTATCAAATCGGACAGATAGTTACTATATCATTTGACGTTCAAGGCACAAGATATCGAAACAAGGATAATGTTGAGCAGATTTTTACTCGCGTACAACCTTATAGAATTGAGGCAAGGCAAACTCAACAGCCTTCTGCGCCCATTCAGCAGCCAACATCACAACCTATAGCGCAACCTGTGCCCCAGCCGATTACTCAACAACAGCCTCAGAGTTTTCCACCAGCGCAAGGGAATAATGATGGCTTACCTTTTTGATGTATGTCCCTCTACGATACATCAAACCCTTTGCAGAAAGAGCAGTTCAAAGCTCGTTCTGCAAAGCTTGCAGAAAGCGGTAAGATTGTAGAACTTACAGAAAAAAAGCCCAAAAGATCAAGTAATCAAAACAGATACTTGCATACCATCCTAGCTTACTTTGCATGTGAAACTGGTAATACAACAGAATGGGTAAAGCAGCAGTATTATAAGAAGCTGGTCAACCCTACGATATTCATCAGAGAAACAGATGATCCATATTTAGGAAAGATAAAGGTATTAAGAAGCTCTTCTGATTTGGATGTCAACGAAATGAATACCAGCATTGATCGTTTCAGAAATTGGGCAAGTGCAGAGGCAGGTGTGTATATTCCTTCTGCCGATGAAGAACGTTTGATTCAGTTGATGGAGATAGATATTGAACGTAACAAACCTTATATTTAAAAAATGAAACTTACTCTAACAAAACAAGAAGTGCTTCTCCTGCAAAAACTACTTTATTCATACAAGGAATGTCTTCCCGATGGAACGACGGAGAAGCATGGACGTTTTGTCGGGAAGCTGAACAAGAAAATTAAAAGACAAATTATTAATCAATTAAATTAAAAAATAATGGATAAATTTTTAGGTCAAGAAATCCCCGAAAAGGATAGATGGCAGTTCTTACAGGACAATGCCGATGCGGTAGAGAAAATTGGTTATACTCACCGTTTCACGCCTGATGAACTGGCGCAGAAGAAAGAATCACTTGCTGAAACCTCAATCAAAATCAACGACATCGAGATTGAGAAGAAAGAAGCGATGGAATCGTTCAAGGCTGACTTGAAACCTTTGAACGAACAGAAGCAGGAGCTTTTGGACAACATCAAGAAAGGTTCGGAGTACAGGGAAAACGAAGAATGTGTTAAGATTCTCGACCATGAGGAAAGGATGGCTGGGTATTACAACAAACTGGGTGAGTTGGTTTACTCCCGTCCCATAATGCCGCAAGAAATGCAAAAGACAATCTTTAATATTAATCGTAAAACAGGAACAAATGACTGAGAACAAATTGAACGTGGTTGTACCGAAAGATTATAATGGTACGCCTATTGAAGTAGTATTGAGAGAGGGTGAAGCACCAGAACTTCTGGAAATAAAAGAACCTGAAAGGGTTGTGATAAGTGGGACTATTGACACTCCTTTCAGATGGTTGGAAAAGCGCATTGAATTAATCAACCAGAAAGCGTCGAATATCATTGTAAACCGTGATGTGATGGGGATAGCATTGACGGTTGACGAAACGAACTATTACCAATCGGACATCAGAGGTGAACTGAAAACCTCCAAAGAAATGATGGAGTTCGGCATCAACACCGATAAGAAATGGGAGCCTATCAAGCTATCACAGTTCTTCAAGATGCACCGTGCCTTCTTCAAGGACAAATCAGAGAACATGACCCTGGTTTCTACATTGAAGAACTTTAAGGCAAAGGTGAACCAAGACATCGAGCGCAGCAAGGAGGAAAACGGAAGCAAGGTAGATAATTACTCACAAGTAGTTGATTCTAACTTGCCGAAATCTTTCAAGTTAAACATTCCTCTTTTCAAAGGTTTCGCCCGTGAAGAAATCGAAGTTGAAATTTACGCTGATGTGGACGGTCGCGATGTTACTTTGTCTCTTGTGTCTGCTGGCGCAAATGAAGCCATTGAGGAATACAAAAACAAAGTTATTGACGAACAATTGGATGCTATCAGACAGATTGCACCGGATATTGTAATCATTGAAGTATAGATTTCGTTTACACAGGGATAAAATAGTCACAGGAAGACTAAATGAGCTGAAATTCCAAGTGCGCATAGGAACGGAAGCCATCAAGACCGTAGCTGTTAGTAACAGGTTGAGTAGTTTAAATATCGTAGGATAACCAATCTACGGACGAAAGCGAGAAAGCAGACGATACTTGTGCAGGTTCGACTCCTGCTTATCCCTCATAAATGTGAGCCACACATAAATGGCATGGGTTAGTGAATAATGGTTTCGCCCCGGAGAATACGCTTCGGGGCTCTTAATTGGTAAAATTATGAAAACATACGCAGATACTTTTAAAGATAAAATAATAGGTCTGTCAAAAGAAGAATTGCAAAATCTAAGAGATTCTATCTTTGATAAGATAGAGGCCTATAGAGAAAGGCTTGCTATAGTAAGCAACGATAAAAAAGTTCATGATTTAAACGTCTCTATTCGTCGGAAGCAGATTGAAATAAGAGAGATAAATAAATTGTTGAAACAATGTCATACTACATTAAAAGAACCAAGGCTAAGAAGAAAGACAAGCCTTTACCTCTGTTTGATAAAGCAGGGGTGATAATAAAGAAGAAGCCGGATTTGAAAGCTAAACTCGACAAGGAGTTTTCTCTTTTCATCCGGCTTCGTGATTGTATGCCGAACGGCTTCTTTCGTTGTATCTCATGCGGGAAGATAAAGCCGTTTGCGCAAGCGGACTGCGGGCACTATTTCAGTCGTACACATTTGGCCACACGTTTCGATGAGAATAATTGCCATGCTGAATGCCGACACTGCAACAGATTCAAAGCGGACCATTTGGAAGGGTATCGGGTGAATCTGATAACTAAAATCGGACAACAGAAATTTGATTTACTAAAAGTGAAAGCTGCCGGTACTTCTAAGATGTCTGATTTCGAGTACGAGCAGCTAATCAAGTATTACAAGGCACTGAATAAGAAACTTAGGAAGGAGAAAGGATTATGAAGAAAGAAATTGACGCATGGGTATGGAATCCAGCAGATGCGCTATTCAAGCAAAAGAAATCAGAAAAAGCAATCGGTCATATTATCTATTGCGAATGTCCCGAAAAATGCGAGTTGTACGCAAAAGGTAATTGTGTCGCTTTTGATAATTATTGCCCTCATGGAAGCAGAGGTCGGGTTGTTGGGTATTCAAGAATGGCAAGTAAATTTCACTCATGGATAAACGAATTTAAAGAGAAACATAAAGATGTATATCGGTCAAAATTGACACAGCCCAAAAAGTTGGAATACTTTATGGATTTAGTCTATATCCCAATTTCATACTTGGGATTAAATAAAGATATAGAGTTTGTAGCTGGAGGTGGTTATTTTACAAATGAAAAACCGATTATTAAACGAGAGCGTTTTAATGCAGAGTTTATATCCAAAAAAATCATCAATTTTACTCCCTATGCTTTGTTTGGAGGAAGAATAAAAGATTACCAAGACAAGGAAGTGCCGAAATTCCTTTTATGGCTAAAGCAACTTGACAACGCTCTATATGAGGAAGTAAAAGAAATGAATCCAACCCATAGCGGATTTGTTGCCATGACCAATGTAGGTCGCAAAGCGATACTGCAAACATTGAATCCCAATATAGGTACATTCAAGGACATACACGGTGGAATATGGGTTTGGGATGGTGAGTACCTGCACTCTAACAATACACACGCTTCTTTCACACTTATTAAAACAAGGGAAATTCAAGAATGTAGGCTAAAGCCCAATGGAAATGTTGCGGTTAAGGTGTGTGATGACGCACAAGTAAATGATAATACAGAGTTTATAGATTGATATGTACAAGTTACGTGATTACCAGCAAAAAGCCTCTGATGCAGCCGTTTCTTTCTTCAACAACAAAGCCAAGAAAACGAATGCTATCATGGTCTTGCCTACAGGATGCCATGCAAAAGGCTCTAAAATTCTAATGTATGACGGTTCTATCAAGAATGTCGAAGATGTGATAATCGGAGATGAACTTGTCGGAGATGACGGTAATAAACGTACCGTATTAGAGCTTCACAGAGGTGTGGATAAGCTATATGAGATAACTCCTATAAAAGGAGAGCCATTTGTTGTAAATGGTGGTCATATATTATCCCTATATAAAACAAATGAAGGTAAAAGTTATCCATCTTGTACTTCACGAATAGATGAAATTACTGTTGAGGATTATTTGAGCACAAGCAACAATTACAAGCATCTTCATAAATTGTACAAACCTAAATCCGTGTCATTCGGTAGGAATGACGTTCTTCCAATAGACCCGTATTTTTTAGGATTGTACTTGGGCGATGGAAGTTCTGCGTGTGGCGGTGTAAACATCACCTCTATGAGGAAAGAAGTGGAGGAATATTTATATTCATTTGTAAAAGAGAACGAGTTGTCCATCACTGAAAATTGGAAAGGAGGAAGCAATAAAGCAAAAACCTATAATATTGTTGGTTTGAAATGGAGAACAAACACAATAATAGATTTCCTAAAGGATAGAAATCTTTATGGCGTTACTTGTTCTTTCAAGTTCATACCATTGGAGCATAAGGCGGCATCAGAGAAAGACAGGCTTTCGCTTCTCGCAGGATTGATGGATACCGATTCTCATTATGCCAAAGATAGGAACGAATACGAGTATTGCATTAAATCCGGACAACTTGCGGATGATATAATCTTTCTGTGCCGTTCTCTTGGATTTTATTGCAGCACAAAGAAACAGAAAATAGTAAACGGAGAGGTTTATTACCGTTTGATTATTACTGGGGAACTTGATACCATACCAACAAAGGTACAAATCAGAAAAGGCAAACCGCGTGCGCAAAAGAAAAGTGTGCTTGTGACAGGTTTTTCAGTGAAGTATTTAGGTCGCGGCAACTATTATGGTTTTACGATTGATGGGAATCATCTGTATTGTGATGGTCAATTCTTTGTACACCACAATAGCGGGAAATCGCTTATCATAGCGGATATAGCTGCAAGGCTTGACGGACATACCTTAGTGTTCCAGCCGAGTAAAGAAATTTTGGAGCAAAATTTCAAGAAACTGTGCTCATATGGTATTCTTGATTGCAGCATCTATTCAGCATCTTTCAACTCAAAGGAGATAAGCCGTATCACATTCGCCACGATAGGTAGCGTGAAGAATCATCCGGAACTGTTTACCCACTTCAAAAACATTATCGTGGATGAGTGCCATTTGGTAAACCCTAAAGAGGGAATGTACAAGGATTTCTTTGAAGCTGTAAAATGCAAGGTTCTTGGATTAACGGCCACACCTTACCGGCTTTCATCCAGCCGTGACTTCGGTTCTATGTTGAAGTTTATCACCCGTACAAAGCCCCATGTCTTTTCAGAGGTCATTTACCATGTACAGGTATCAACTCTTTTAGATATGGGATATTTGGCGAGGTTGAATTACTACCCTATGAATCCTTCAGGGTGGAACGAACTCAACTTGAAAGTGAACACCACCGGCGCCGACTACACAGATCGGTCCGTCCAGCGAGAATATGAACGGATAGACTTTTACGGTTATCTCGTTCATATCGTTCAAAGGCTGATGAATCCCAAAGCTGGAGGAAAACGAAAAGGCATTTTGGTATTTACTCGATTCTTGAAAGAGGCTGAACGATTAACGATGTCAATACCTGGTTGCGCTATTGTATCCGGTGAAACTCCAAAAGTCACGCGTGAAATGATTCTCAAGCATTTCAAGACAGGTGAAATACCTGTTGTTGCTAATGTCGGAGTATTGACTACTGGTTTTGACTATCCTGAACTTGATACAGTAGTAATGGCACGCCCTACGATGTCACTTGCTATGTGGTATCAAATTGTAGGTCGGGCTATCCGCCCGCATCCTTCCAAGGAATGTGGCTGGATTGTTGACCTTTGTGGTAACATCAAACGTTTCGGAGAGGTGTCGGACTTACGGTTATTTGATAGTGGCAATGGTAAATGGGCTGTTTTCTCCAAGGACAGGCAATTAACTAACGTGAGATTTTAATATGAAAAGTATAAAAGAGGTAATCAAGGATATTGAGCATATCCCGAAATGTCCGAGAAGTGGAGAAAATTATAGATAAAGTAAATCCAAGAATAGAGTTTGAAATACTGCCAGTATGATGAGCAACGAAAAAAGGTCAAGTTTTGTGTTTTATGAAAGCTGGTTGGAAGCAATCAAGAATTTGCCGAGAGATATTCAGGGAGATGTACTCACAGCCATAATTGAGTATGGCTTATACGGAGAAACAACTGATAATCTAAAGCCGATTACGAAAGCTATGCTGGAAATAATAAAACCTCAAATAGACTCTAATAGAAAAAGGTTTGAAAATGGGAAAAAGGGAGCTGAATATGGACATCTTGGTGGAAGACCTAAAAAAAATAACCCCAAAGAAACCCCAACAAAACCCCTAAATAACCCCAAAGAAACCCCTATAATGTTATATGATAATGTATCTGATAAATCAGATATAGATAAAACATCTACTAACGTAGATGCAAAAGAGGAAGAGAATAAAGATTCTCCAACTGAAGCTAAAAAACCGCCAAAGAGTAAGAGGCGAACGCCTCTAACAAGTAGCAGAGATAAGCCTTTGGTATATCCTTTCACTTCAGAAGCATTTATGGCGGCATGGAATGATTTATGCGCTACTCCAAAATGGAAAAAGAAAATAAATCATGCCCTACAACTATCCTTAGACAAATTAGGAAAGTACGATGAGGAATTTGCTATCAAGCAAATTTATAGAGCCATTGAATCAGGATGGGCCGGTGTCGTGTTTGATAGTACACCGCGTGAATATGAGCAATGGAAGAGAGATAAGAACGGTGTTTGCGTTAAATCTACTACCGATATTGGCTTGGTTCTTAAAGACAATTCCCCTGATAAATACAATTCACCACAAGAAAGAAAATGGGAGGAAAGATGGAAAAAATAGACTTCAAGAAAACAATCGACAGTCTCAGAGAAACAGGGTTTAACCCTATTCCCAACCTGGTGAATATAGCAATACCAGACGCTAAGAATATTCTTTGGCGCGGGTTGAATTATTTCACCGAAAATGCTGAATGGTTACCAGAATACGAAGAAATAGCCACATGGCTTTCTGGTAACAATGGGCGTGGACTTCTCTGTCATGGTAACTGTGGACGCGGAAAATCCCTTATCTGTTGGAAAATTATTCCTTTGCTACTGAATCATTACTGCCGAAAGATAGTCTCCTGTTACGATGCGCAGCAAATGAATGCTAATATAGATGCCGTGAAAGCTAAACATATCATCTATATCGACGATATTGGAACAGAGAATCTGAGCGTAAAATTCGGAGAGAGAAGGATTGCTTTTTGTGAAATAGTTGATGAAGCAGAAAAGCGGGGAAAACTCTTGATATTGACTACTAATTTATCTCTTGAGGAAATCTCTCAAAAGTACGGGGAACGGACAATGGACAGATTGGTTGCGATTACAACACGAGTCAAATTTATTGGAGAAAGTCTAAGAAAATGAAAGTTACTATTTACTGGGACACCAAACATCTTGATCCCAAAGACATTTCAAGAATTAAGAAGAAAATCAGAGACAGGTTTAACATTCCCGATTACACCACGGTAAACGGTGAAACTCCCTGTAACATCAAGGATGAGGATATGGAGCTTCTCAGGGAATGTGCTAAGCGTGGATTTCTTCAGATCAGAAATAAATAGTTCTAAAAAGTACAATATGAAAACAATATCAATAGATGTGGATGCGACAAGCGTTCAGATAGAGACAAGTATGGCTGGAAATGGATATGTCAGAGTAACAGCAGAAGTCGATGAAAGAGATTCTACTAAATTACTGGATTCCATATCCAAAGACGATATTTCAGATTATATGCGTGAGAATGGTTATATCTGTGAAATTGAATAATTTAAATCATAAAAAATAGGAATAATATTATGAAATGTGGAATAGATATTATAGCAGAAGAACGTAAGAGACAAATTGAAGTCGAAGGATGGACTTCTGAACATGACGATAAATATTATTGCGGAGAATTGTCCGATGCAGCAGTCTGTTATGCAACCAGAGGTTATTGGCGTAATAGTCAACGTAATCCAGCTTATTACATGATGTTCCCATTTTCTCCCGAATGGTGGAAACCTACACCTGACGACCGAATTAGAGAACTTGCCAAAGCAGGTGCTCTGATTGCAGCGGAAATAGACCGCTTGCAGAGAATCAAATAATCCTCAATACTAAATAGTAATGAACAAAAAGGAGCAGCAAGCAATTGACTTCCTTCGCAGCATGGAACGTGACGATCCGATGTGTTTAGGCTTTTCCGGTGGCAAAGATAGCGTTGTAATTCTCGACCTTGCAGAACGTTCCGGTATAAAGTATAATGCTTCTTACGCAAATACAACTGTTGATCCACCTGGCACAATCAGTTTTATAAAGAATAACTATCCGCAAGTTCGAATAATGCACCCAGTAAAATCTTTCTTTCAGCTAATCGAAAGCAAAGGACTCCCCGGCAGAATGAGACGTTTTTGCTGTGAAAAGTTGAAGGAACAATACGGTATCGGTCAGCGTACAATTGAGGGAATGAGGGCAGAAGAAAGCCAATCGAGGGCATTATATGAACCAGAACAATGCGATGCGCGTAAGTGGATGAAAGGTGCGAAACATATCCTTCCAATCCTAACTTGGTCAGAAACTGATGTTTGGAACTATATCCGGAAATATGGACTACCATATTCTAAGTATTACGATGCACCTTACAATCTTTCCCGTCATGGTTGTGTCGGTTGTCCCCTCGCAGGATGTAAGCAGATGCAAAAGGAATTTAAGATGTTCCCCGGCTATGCTCGTAGAATGATAGTCGCCATTGAACGATACATGAACAATAAGCCGAACAATGCTCTTGCAAAGAATTTCAGTGATCCGTATGAAGCCTTTTACTTCTACATCAATGAAATGCCGATGCAGGACGTTAGACGGTTGAAGAAAGGACTCTTTCACTTTAATGCGAAAGAGGTTATACAGAAAGAAATTTTAAATCGAATAGAGTAAAACAAACATGGTATGCGCCAGTTGTGAATACTGTAAAAGGCAAAAAGTTCCAGCACCGACTTATTGGAGAAACAAATGCCTCAAAAATAATAAATGGCTTACCGATACAAGTTCTTTTTGTAATTCTTATAAAATGGGAAAGTTCTTTGTAGAAAGAGGTTATCAAGAAATCAAACAATAATTCAAAACCGATGTAATTATGAAAATAAAAGATGCCATACGAAAGGCAGATAATGCTTATATAGCTTATCAACAAGCCTGCGACACATTAGCTTCCGAAGCACAGAAGTATATCAATTGGGATGATAATGTAGGATGCCAGCATTTCCCTGCTGACGGATTATGTATTATGGCAACCTTGCCGGATAACTGCGGAATTTACGGTATGCCTGAATGTGTATGTCCCGTTAAGTCATTTTTTGAATCTGTAGAAGCAGGAAATGATATTTCACCGAGAGAGTTTAAATCCATGAGTATTTATATTCCTAGTATGAGCAAAATAAAGAATTTCAAAGATTTGGTATTCATTCCGCATCCAATAGCAAGAGAAGCTCAAAAACTTCCTTTATATCTTGCTAAAGAATATGCAGAAGCTAAACAGGCAAAAATGGATTTTGAAAACGGTTATGGAATTAGCGTCCTATTCGGTTCTATGTTCTATTCCAATGGTATAGATACTTATGAGGTTGGAATACTTAAAGATGGTATATTATGCTATGCTACACCAATAACAGATGATGTAATAGGTTATATCACAGCAGACGAAGTTACAGATATTATGAGAAAAATTCAAGAGTTACCAATTGATTAATAGCTCCAATAGAAGAAGCTCAAATCGAAAGTCAAGGTAAAATTACCTCGGAACCTGTTTCCCAACTAGAAAATGGCGGTAAAACAGAGGTAAAATTACCGCAAAGCAAATCTAATGCTAAAAACAAAAAAAAAGCTGCCGACATAAAACTAAAGATATATGAGTAAAGAAGTAAAAGAAATAGTACCTGTTGGCTATGCCAAACATATAGCATTATTGGGCTATACGAAATCCGAAAGTAAAATGTTCCCATCCAGTGCTCAAATGCAGATATATGACAGTGAGAATGAGCCTTTTGAAGACGGTTCAGAAGCATACGTGGACTTTTTCAATGAAAAACAGGTAGACGAACTGATAGATGCATTGAAAAAAGTAAAAGAGTCATTTAGAGTATAAATTAAACTTGAACCTAATGCTGTATAGGCGAGCATAACGAAATATGTGTGACTGTTTTGATAAAGTAGAAGCGAATTTGAAAGAAAAGACTGGTGACCCGGAAGCATCTTTAAATTATATGTACGCCATGCCGTCTTTTGAAAAGAAACCCGTAATAGAGGCTACCTACCGAAAAAAGAAAAAAGATGGTACATTTAATAAAATGGAGAGTACTATATCTATTGCTTATCCTTTTTGCCCGTTTTGCGGAAAGAAATTATCAGAAGAAAAATAATTCAAATCTATAAAAAATGACTAAAAGTAAAGAATATAAAGCAATTAAGAACTTCATTCATAATGAACTTAACATTACTAAAGAGGATATAGTTAAAGAAATTAAGCCTTATGTTAAGAAAGTAGTTGAACGATGCCTGAATAATACCTATGGAAGTGATAACGACATAGAAGATTGGATTAGACGTATGGTAGAAGATGAAATTAAACGAGTTGATTACGATTTTGTAAGGAGAATGTACAAAGAAGTTCTAAAGGATGCGATAGCAAACAATTTAGAGATAATTGTAAAACCTAAAGAAAATTGACGTAAAACTAAATAATATGAGCTATTATCCAGATAAAAATCAAATACCGACAGGATTTGAAGAATGGTCTTTTACCAATATGCCCGAAGACGGTGAAGTCGTAGAAGTATTGTCATACGGTAAGATAGAAACTATGAGATTTGATAAACCTTATATGGCATTCAATCCTCCTGCTATCACCCGTTTATGTGGATGGACTTTAGGTTGTAAGTGCCAAGAAGGGATTACGCATTTTAGAAGAATTAAATCATAACTAATCAATATGAAACAGACATTAGAAGAAGCAAAACGTGAATATATCGAGAAACATGTCTCTCGTAATGAATATGCTTCCTTCGGAGCAGCCTTCGAAGCCGGTGTAAAATGGAAATCCGAACAATCTCCGTGGATAAAAGCTAAAGACCAACTACCAGACGTAGATGAAAACGATATATCAGAGCAGAGCGAACCTGTATTAGTCATACTTTCCGCTAAAGGGTATTATGAACCCGAAATATTGGTTTATAATAAATATTATCACGTATGGGATACAGCGGACGCAGATGATTACAGTTGCAATATCTCTGATAATGATATGTGGATGCCAATACCGAAGTTTAACGAATAAAACTAATCAATATGAAAATAGAGACTAAATTTAATATTGGTGACAAGCTCAAGTTTACTAAGGATGGAGACCTGTTAGAGGCAGAAGTAATTGCCGTAGAGACTTTAAACAAGTCGGACGTATCGTTTATAACTTATGTTGTTATGACTAAAGATGGAAGGTTCTTCCGAAGGTATGAATATGAATTGAACGATTTAACTTCATAAAAATCAAAAGATGAATATCAATAAACTAAGAAAAAGGAATTTCAATTATCATCGTAAGCAAAGGCGAAATCGGTATTTAGCAGCTTATAAGGAATTGAAGCATGAGATAGAAAAAGAGTCTAAAAGAGGCAAATTGAGCATTCGTTTTCGTGGCAATTTTAACTATGAATACGCAGTGGCAGCAAGATTGTTTTTTAGTAAGAATAAGGATTTCTATGTCAGAGTGAAATTAGAAGAAACAGAGTGGAATAACGAGTTTACAGTTAAAGAAATATTGATTAGTTGGGATATTAATGATGAGCCAGTGTATGATGAGTCAATAGCTTTTAATATTGATTCAGATGATGAAGAAGATTAACTAATAAAATACAGAAATGATAAAAGTAAGAATTGTACAAGCAACTATCGGATACTACGAAGTAGAAGTAAAACGAGCATGGTATTTGCCATGGGCTACCGTGTATGATGGGTGCCTGCCTTGGCGTGGTTCTGCAAAGCAAGCGCAAGAACTGAAAGTAAAATTATTATTAAGATATTCATAACCAAAGAATTATGAACAGAAAAGAAAGACAAGAGGCGAGAGCCGACAGGTACAGAGAGCTTGCAATAAAAAGCAGTGTTGAATCAGATGTAGCTTGCAGACAATCAAGTGAGATGGCAAGTATTATTCCAATGGGACAACCTATTCACGGACTGGCAGACCGTAAATATCGTGAGAAAATAGGTGCAAAAATGGATAAAAGTATCGAGCTTTCTCGTAAAGCCGAGTACTTTAAACAGAAGGCCGCAGCGGCAGAAAGCAATGATGCAGTCTATCTTGGCGATGATGATGCTGTAGAACGTTTGGAGTCGAAATTAGCAGATCTGGAAAAAAAGCAGGAAACGATGAAAGAAACCAATAAGATCATCCGGTCAAAGAAGTTATCTGATATTGAAAAGCATGATAGGTTAATTGAATTGGGGTACTCTGAAAATGGTGTTAGGGAAGCCTTTACTCCTAATTCCATGGGAGAAATTGGCTTTCCAAGCTGTTCCATTACCAACAATGGGGCCAATATTCGCAGAGTTAAATGCCAGTTGGAGAAAGCCATGCAGATGAAAGTTACTGAGGATAAAGAGTATAAGATAGGCAACGTTCGTGTAGTTGAAAACTATCAAGAAAATCGACTGCAATTATTCTTTCCTGGAAAGCCTGATGAGAATGTCAGAACTCAACTAAAACACAACGGTTTTCGATGGTCACGCTTTAACGGCTGTTGGCAGTCTTACCTCAAACGCTGGCAAATAGAGCGGGCGAAAGAAATCATAGGAGGTTGATCTATGAATGTTATTCAGTCTGTGCCCCGTCAGGACTGCAAGGTATTTGCGAAATGTGGAGTAAAATCCCTTTCGCATTGCCGCAGGTATCGAGGAAATGATGAAGAGTGCAAGAAATGCACTCTCATCCGTCGTAAGCCTCATAATCGTAAGTTTGATGCAAACGGTAGGGAGATGAAGAAATGTACCCTGTGTGGGCATTATTTCTACTTGTACAGGTTCTATGATCGAGTAATTCATCATGGAGATAAGACGTATCGCTGTAAATGTTCCCGGTGCCGTATGTGTATGTCAAAAATCAATAGTGATAGAGCTAAGAATAAAAGAAATAAGATACAATGAGCATAGCAGTAAATGTCAACGGTAAAGATTACTATGACAAAGAAGAAGCCCGTGCAGCTTGGTTTGAAGAGTGGTTAATGAAACAGAACTTTGAACAGGATCTTATTGATCGTGAGAATGAACTTGAATACCGGAGAACTCATCCGGATTGGAATATTCCTTATGTAATGTATGGTGTCCGGAAAAAGCATAAGCAAATTAAATATGAGCAAAATTGATAGATTAATTCAGCTCGTCTCTGATGCAGACGAAGCATATAAACAGTCAGTCATTAATATCCTGAATGAAATAGCTCCAGGGTTGGACATGGAATCTAGGCAGGAAATTGCTAAGAAGATCTGCTGGGATAAACACGGAAGTGGAAGCCCCGATGAGATAATATTAATGTATGATGGTAGAGCTTTCGACAATCCGGCTTTAGTCGATATTCTCACCGAACGCATTCAGAGAACGAGAAAAGAAAACAAAGAACTGGAACCGGATATTGATAAACGCTATTGGTGTGAAACGTGTGGATCGCATTCACATGAAACAAACCCTGATACTGGGTATTGCTTCAATTGCAATACTGATAATTGGGAACCGGAAAGTTATAGAGATGTAATGTGATTCAAAGTAATAAAAATATGAAGCATGAAACGTTCAGCCGGGCAAGACTGGAGATACTGAATTATGTAATAACCTTCTGCACCAATACCCTGTATGATGGCAAATACTTTCCTCCTTTTAGTGAAGGTAGTGGTTTTGAATCTGTAAAGATAGGGGGTGCACCTCCGATTGGAAGCCTTGTACGACTTATGGCAGCGCCAACTACTAAATGGTATTTATCGTGGGTTGTCGATGTTAAAGAGGAAGCTGGTAAATACACTAAGTGTCTTCTAAAAAGCATAGAAGATGGAAGCTTGTCATGGTGGGAAAATGTAGGATATTATAACATACCTTTAGAACTGTCAGACAAATTTCCATCATGGAAATACAATGATGAACAATTTTCTTTTTGGGACAAATGGAACAAGGCTAATAAATGGGAAAACACCTATGTCCTCAGACCAATGCGCCCAATTTTTGAATCCGAAAAAGTAACTCTTGAGCTTAGAAAGATACACAGCAATGATATAATAGGATCAAAAACTTTCCCATTCTGGAAAAAACTGACAATTCGAGAAATGAGAGAGTTTATTCGTGAAACATTAAAAACTAAATAGTAATGAACACTTTTAAAAGTAAAGCAAGATGTCCCAAATGTGGCTGTACTAATCTTATTTTGATGGAAATAAGTATTGCGTCTACAACTTTTGTTCAATCGGTTGGATATGTGGCTAAAGATTCATCCTACAATGAAGTAGGAAATATAATCAGACTTGAAGGCAAATGTAATAGATGTAATCATGGTTGGATTTTTAGAAATGCGATTCAAATAACAGACGTGTTAGAACACCCAGAGAAATTTTAATCAAAACTAATCAGATATGAACAGAATACAGAAATTAGAAGCTGAAATACAGAAGCTAAAGAAACAGGAAGCCGATAAAAAAAAGGCAAAATATCAATATCTCGTTGGAAAGTGTATTCACATGGCGCATACTTCTTACGAAAAAATCACAGCGATAGTTAGGGTAAATACGGATGAAATCGGTGATGAAGTGGTATATGATTGTATACATGTATATTTTGACAACAGAGAAGATGTAAGTAATAGTGATTCAAGCATCCAACTTGCATCTTACGCAGGTGAATACGTGGAACGGATTGAGAAAAATATTATAAGTCAAGAAGTTTTTGACAAGGCTATGGATGATTGTTTTGCGCATATTAAAAGAATGTCTATTAACGTGTAACTATAAAAAATTGATCAAAAATGACTGAAATGATTTTTCCGCAGGAGAATAGAGATTTAAAACTTACCTGCAAGCTACATATTGATATGCTTACTAACTCTGTTCGCTATTCATTTAAGTTGATGCAGCGAGCGAAGGGAAAACGAAAATGGCAAGATATAAGAGGATATGAACGTCTATATCGTGCAAACACAGATATGGATGATATTTTAAGATACCTTTCAAGAAGCCAAGTGATGGGATTAGCTGAATTAGAGTATAAAAAGTATGCTCCAGCAGAATGTTTGTTTAACGAATAACTAAATAATATGAAACAGACATTAGAAGAAGCAAAACGTGAATACATCGAGAAGTATGTCTCTCGTAATGAATATGCTTCCTTCGGAGCAGCCTTCGAAGCTGGTGCTGAATGGCATAAGAAACAATCCCCGTGGATAAGCGTAGAAGAGCAGTTACCAGAGGAAAATACAGGTGTCTTTTTTACTGTAGAATGGAAAGATTCTCATAAAGGCTACTTTACTGGATTATATTATGGAAATGGTCAATGGGAATCAGATCATCGAATATTCTTTCCAAACTCTCCTTTGGGTCGTATTACTCATTGGATGCCAATACCGAAGTTTAATAATAACAATAAATCAAAATGAAAGCAATTAACGACTTTTTATTAGGGCTATTCACGGGTAATGATGAATCGAGACCTGTATTGATGTTTCCGAACTTAAAAGACGGTCTAGTCTGTGCATCTGATGGACGTGTGCTGATATCTATACCTGAAGATGAATTAACTATAAAGTATAATTCGGTCGAAAAGTATCCGAATGGTAATAAGATCATTTCTGATATGGAGTCAGAAACGCTTCGAAGTATTAAGATTGACATTGAAACCTTAGCAAAGGAATTGACAAAATGTAGATTTGAAGCGGACAAATTGATTCTTAAATGCAAAGAATGTGATGGAACTGGAAACGTAGAATGGGAATACGAAGATAAAGAACGTAATGATCATTACAGAACTGATGACTGTCCATTGTGTGATGGTACAGGAAAAGACGAACAAAATAATCCGTTCCCCAAGATAATCGTATCGACATTTGACAAAGAGGAGAACGTTATCCAGATTTCCATAGGTGACTTACTTTTTCACCCATACCAAATTTATCGTTTGTTTATGGTGGCTGTATCTAAAGGTTACAAAGAGATTGAGATGTTTTACAACCCATATCAATATGGTCAAACATTGACATACTTTGGGAATGTAAAGGTACTTGTGATGGCAATGCAGAAGTTCAACGAATAAAAAATGAAAAATTAATTAACCCTTTAAAATAATACAGCCGCACCCCTACAATTATCCCGACCGGTCCCGACCGTCCAAGTACGTAAGGACTACATTAATCACTTCCGCCAAGAGAAGCCACTTGAAGGAATCTACTTCACCGGTTTCATGCGCGAAGTACTTGAAAAGCGATCCAGACGCAAGTCTGCAAACTATGCAGTAGTCTATGATGCCATTATGAAGCATATCGACCAATTTTCCAAGTTGTACGATTGCGGCATTTTCACCAATTCGATTACTGAGGAATTTCTGGATGATTTCATAATTTACTTGGAGAACCAGAATTTAAGACATAATACAATTGTTGGGTATATCTTAAAGATACAGTCTATGGTACGAAAAGCAAGTCAATACAATTATGCAGTCGATTCAACCTATGATGAGATTGATATGCGCCTAGAAGAGACGAATGCGGTGTTTCTTTCGATGAATGAGATCACAAGAATTTATTATTATAAGTTTGAGAAGCAGGACAAAAGAAAGGCAAAAGAACGCATAAGAGACTTATTTGTAGTTGGATGTCTTACGGCCTTAAGATACTCTGATTATTCATCCCTTACCAAAGATAATCTTCAGGATGGGTATATTATCAAACGGACGAAGAAAACCAATGTAGACGTAAAGGTGCCGGCTCATGACTATGTGAAAGAAATTTTTGCGAAATACAACGGTAGCATTCCTTGTGGCTTGTGCATTCAGTATTTCAATAAGTACCTGAAAGTAATAATGCGGGAGATAGGGCTGAACAGAACTTCTTCCGATATATACGGTTGACAAGTGAAGATACTGCCCGATCTATTTCGGGGGATATGTTTTTTAGAAAGTGAAAAAGAAAAATATAGATTTTTGTCATTTTGAAATAATGCATATATTTGCTACTGTTTTTTGTGTAAAATAAGGTTTAAACCCGTTCAACCCGTGAGGAAAGGGCGGGTTTTATTATATTAACCACCCTAATTTCTATTTTAGAATTAAATTATAAATTACTGTCAAACAAACAAAATCTAATTTTTATCTCCAATATTTTTGTACTTTATAAAAAATAACGTATTATGCAACAAAAAAACATATCACTCAGTTATGGCATCCACCGTTCTCCATCTTTAGGAAATGATGGAGAACTTTCAGAATGCGTAAATCTCATTCCCAAAAATGGAGAGTTAGTAAATATACAACCACCACAAAAACTTGGATTAAAACTTTATGAAGGTGAAATATTAATATATGTTCATAAATCTTCAAAATACACGAATTATATTGTAAAAAAAGAATCAGATAATTTTTCGTATAAGTATCAACTTCTTTACTATAAGAACGAAGAAGAGAAAAAAATAATTACCTACATTGACTCTGAAATAAAGAATATTACTTCTATTGGAAATACCCTTATACTTCTCACGGAAGAAGGTATGCAATATATTCTTTATGAAAATGACACATACAAATACATTGGTAGTAAAATTCCAGATATCGAACTAACTTTTTCATTAAAACAATTTTCGAGTATTCGCTACACAAATAAAGATATAGAATTTAATAAGAGCACGTTCATGGATGTTGGAAACATTCTATTAACCAGTGAAGACAAATTACAAATGGAAAATGAACTTTTATCTATGCTCAATCCCATATTGGAAGAATATAGAGAAAAAGGATTATTCTATGCTCCTTTTTTTGTACGTTATGCTTATAAAACATCTTTAGGAGATTACTCATATATATCAAGTCCCGTTCTTATGGTTCCCAATGCTGGTGCATTTCCTTATGCAGAAGCTTCTGATGGAATCTTTTTTGATAATGCTGATAGCTCAATACCTATCAAGAGTACAAAGGAAGAGGGTTTTGAAAATCTTATCACTAATAAATCAAAGGTATACGCTGCTAAAAATATTACATTCAAATTTAATTCTTGTAAATTATTAGCCAAAGTAATGGATACGCAGGCTTTGGATGATTTGTCTAATTGGTCGGACATAATATCTTCAGTTGATATTTTTATTACACATCCATACTCACGAATGAGCGAGGGAGGAGATAAACCTGCTTATTTATATGTGCATAGTCCTTATGCTAGTATCAACATGCCATTTGGAGGATATATGAACATAAAAGAAGGTATTCACTGTTATTCTGGCAACTATGATTTGTCGAATGCTGATCTTCTTTGGATTTCTCAAATAGACAATGAAGAATACCGAAAAAAAATGGAATCTGATGGAGTGTTTAGGCTAATAAAAAGCATTAATATTGATAAAATAAACGAAGATGAAGATGATGATAATATTACATCAGATGGCTTTATAGTAATTGATCCAGGAGACCTTAATAATTTAGATACAAGAGTAGCACTTGATACTTCTTATGACTATGGTTCTCGTGATACTCTTGTACCAAATTACGCATTCACTTACAATCAAAGGTTAAATATATCAGGTATAAGAAGATTTCCGTATTGTCCACCTGCTAACCTTGCTTTTACTTATACCAACGGATATTTAGACTCAAATGGAAATGCGGTTGTAGATGAATACCAATATACCATTTATGCTTTCATGTCAGACACCGGTCAAACAATAAAAATAACCAGTACTGAAAGTAAATTGCATAATACCCCATCATGGCTATTTATTCCACATGCCAATGCTTCAAAGGCAATTATCCAACGTACTAAAAACGGAATAAGTCAATATGCAGAACTTACTCTTGAAAAGCACCAATATCTCAATGGAGCATTCTACATATACAATCAAAAGTCATCATCTGATTTTTTTGAGAAAACAGAAATAGAATATACTGATGTTCGGCCTTCCATTCTTCAGAATTCATATTCGAACTTTATTGATGAGCCCAACAAGATATATACTTCCGAAACCGGTAATCCATTTGTTTTCCCTCTATCAGGAATTAATACAATAGGAACAGGAGACATCCTTGGAATATCTTCTATAACCAAAGCATTATCACAGGGACAGTTTGGTCAATTTCCTTTATATGTATTCTCTTCTGATGGAATATGGGCCATGGAAGTTAATCCTGATACTGGATTGTATTCATCAATTCATCCAATCAGCCGAGATGTATGCAGTAACCCAAAGGCAATCACTCAAATTGATTCAGGAATTATATTCACTACGGCACAAGGACTAAAATTAATTCAAGGATCAGAAGTCGTGCTTTTATCATCTTCAATGGATGGACAGAATACCGATGAATCATTATTCAATATTTCCGATGAATTTAAAGATCTTTTTATTCCTGACACCGAAGACTTTACTGATATGCTTTCTTCCTGTTCTATAGTTTATGACTATTCGCATTCCCTACTCCATATATTTCCACAGGAAGGTATAAAACACTATATATATTCCTTTGAGTCAGGAGAATTTTCCTCTTATGTAGGATTCATACCATTGGCTATCGTTCCTGGCTATCCAGAAACGATTGTGCAAATAGATAAGAGTTTACACACCTTTGAGAAATATACCTCTACTGATATTCGGAAAGGGATGTTGGTTACCCGTCCCCTAGCCTTCGACGATCCTTTCGCTCTCAAAGTCGTAGCTGATCTACGTATGCTTGCTAATCGGACAGACAAACGTGTAAAACTTCAAATAGCCATGTTTGCCAGTAATGATGGAATTTTTTACTTCCGAGTTCCATCCCTACGCCAACGTGCTTTTAAATTCTACAGATTTGTCATCTTTACCCAAATGTCCGATATAGATACACTATCTGGCATAGGTATAAACTATGAACCAAGACGGAATAATAAACTTAGATAACAAAATAGTGGCGGCAAATCATCACGATCTGTCGCCACTTTCCATTACACCCCAAAATTATACTTGAAACAATCTACCCATCTTTATATTGTGCCGCAATTTTCAACAGTTCTATTGCATTATTTGCATTCTTAATATCTTCAAACTTAATTGCACTCACTTTTGGGACAGAGAATTCAACCATCTTTGCGTAAAGACGGGTTCTCTCTTTAGCTGAAAGGCTCTCATAGTCCTTAACGAAATCATCGAATTTATCAGTTAGAAAATCCGAAATACGCTCTTTTAGAAGGACATTCTTATTTTTTGTGCCTTTCACCCTTCCTCCTATTTTTTCATGTCCAACTTTAAATCCTCCCATTTTCTATAATCTAAAAATTACATCTTTCACAACAACATCTCTGGCTTCATTTATAAATCTATCAAGCCACCCTTCAGCAGACGCCACATAAATAGCTGTTTCTTCCGGCATTGTCATTTTGAACCATTCTGTTAATACAAAATCTACCACATAACGATGTATATAAGTATTCATTGTTTTTGAACTTCCTCGCCATCCAGGTTCCATATACAAAACAATATCCCATTCATCCCTATTCTCATCTTCGTCTGTTTGCATTCTTGACATTTCAACTACGTATGCGGATATACGATCTTTGGCATTATCAAGAGCTGTTTCCACTTGCCTTGTCAACCAGTCTGAATTTTCTTGATCCGTCTGCGCTTCAGCCCTACTTCCCTCTTCGCTTATACGACATTGAGCTACCTTCCAGCTAATATAATCCACATCATAGACAATCTCGCTTCGCAATAATTTCAGCGCACAGCTAAATCCTCTCTTTTCACGTGGATGTTCTTCTATTTTTCTATGGCTGTATACTCTCCTCATACACATTTTATTTAGTGAACACTTCAACTTCATCTGTGTCGATTACAGGGTCTCTCCTTTTCTTTGTAGGAGGCATTTTTCTATATATATTCTGTACGCACATTTTGCTCATATCCTCCCATAAGGTTTTATACAATTCTGTACGACTTGATTTCTTCTCAGAGAGCCAGTTCATCATTACATAACTCACCAGCGCCTCATGTAGGTTATCATCAAATTTCTTATTAGGATTCCATCTAGTTTCCTCTGCCCGTATATCCCATACAAATCCCTTATCTGTATATTCTGATCCAGTAATCATCCGGTTCATTTGTTCCTGCAACATGTGAGCAGCCTGTCCCATATAGGTCAACAGTAACGGTTCGTCTTGCTCCGTAATCTTTACTTCAAGATAAAGGCTATCCCCTCCTTCATTCATGTGGTCTCTACCTTCGTAACTTGACAACATCCGGCAGCGCTCCATTACATCACTATATTTAAAGGTTAATTTCATAAGCATAATCATCTATTGATTTACAAAATTACCCCGTTAGTGTACATGATTTTGCTATTTTAATCATTCTATCAAAATTGAATAGTTTTCCAACGTTACTTTGTGTTGCAATTTATCATATGGATTTTATGAAACGATTAATACCAAAATCTCATTTCCAAAATCGTCCGTCAAATGCAGATAGCATAAAGGCACGTATACGTCAGGCAGGAACAAGTAAAACTAACCTTCCTTTACTTATGCGATGCCAACAAGCATGGGAAAATTTAAGCGATTTCCGAAAACGTAGATTACGAAATTTTCGATATGTATTTGGAGACCAATGGGGAGATTACGTTTCCGATGGGCACGGGAATCGTGTCAAAGAGCGAGAACGCATTATGAAACGTACAGGCGGCATAGCTTTACAGAATAATCACCTAATTAAGATAGTCAATACTCTTGCTGGTCTTTATTCTAAAACATCAACTATGCCTGTATGCTTTGCCCGGCAAAGAAATGCAGATCGTAAATCACAAATGATGACTAATGCTTTGCAAACAAACTGGGAGAATAACCAGATGCGTGATTTGCTTGTATCCGAAATGTACGAGTTCATTTGTGGTGGAGCTGCAATTGTTTCAGAAGAATGGGATAGCCATGATGGAATAGAAGATAGCTATACATTCCCCGTAAATCCATCTTACTTTTTCTACGAATCTAAAGGAAATGATCCCAGACATTGGGACGACAGTTTAGTAGGAGAAATTCGGGATTACACTTTAGGAGAACTTGCAGCTGCATTAGCTCAATCTAATTATGATTATCGCCAACTGGAAGAAATATATGCCCCATGGCTCAATCAATATGCATTGAATAGCACTCAACAGACCGACCATTTTAAAGAAGAATCCTTTGATACTCCTCCAACCAATAATCTTTGTCGCACGTATCATATATGGACTCTTGAACATAAAGAACGCTATCGTTGTGTAGATATAATGGACGTAAAAAATCCACTTTATCGTATAGAAGTAAATCAACTTCCCATAGTCAAACAGATAAACCAACAGCGCCTTGAAATGGGACGTGCTCAAGGAATTCCTGATGATGAGATACCTCTCATTGAGTATCATTATATAATCGATCAGTTTTGGCATTTTCAGATGTTGACTCCTGACGGCCGTGTTCTTACAGAGTATGATACCCCCTTTGAACATAAATCTCATCCATATGTATATAAGATGCATTACTTGGTAAATGGAGATATCGTAGCTTTTATATCAGTGGTAATTGATCAACAAAGATACATCAACCGTCTCATCATGCTGCATGATCTTGCCATAAATGCATCGGTCAAAGGTGTCAAGATGATACCCAAAGACTGTGTACCTGAAGGCATGAGCAATCGAGAATTTGCAGAACAATTTATTGAAATTGGAGATTTTATATTCTACAATCCATCTAAAAGTGGGAATAGACCTGAAGTTATAACTACAAACTCTACGAATATCGGTACTGCTGAAATGCTGCAATTGCAATTAGGGTTCATCAATGATATTACATCTGTTTCCGAAGCTATACAAGGAAAAACGCCAAGCGGAAATACATCGGCTCAACGTTATGCTATGGAAACGCAGAACTCTACTACATCTATAGCTTCATTAATAACTAAATTTACTACGTTTGAAAATGAAATAGCACGCAAAAAAATGAAGACTATCCACCAGTACTATCAATCTCCTAGAAACATTTCTTTAGAACATTCTTCGGGTTATTCCGAATACCAGGAATACGAACCGATAGAAGTACAAGATATAGATTTCAATGTAAGCATCAAGGAAAGTGCAGAATCTCCTGTATCCAGAATGATGCTTAATGATCTTATTAAGGAAATGTGGATGGCCGGCCAAATTTCGGCAGAACAAATGCTTACCTATTCTTATTACCCAGGAGCCGAAGGTCTATTACAGTCCATGCGATCCGCCCAAGAACAGGCTGAACAAGGAGGAAATTTACAACGTCTTGATCCTAACCAAATACAACAGGCTACAGTAGGAGCTAATGCCGATACAGTAGCACAAATACAACAAGCTCTCAAATCATAATACGTTTAACCTAACTCAAAACAGGCAGTAGATATATCCTATTGGATATTTACTGTCTGTTTTTTAATGAAATATCTTAAAAGCATAAAGATAGCCCTTTTGCTAAAATAGCGATAGGTATTAGCCATTTAAGATACCGTTCTAACTTCCTGGTAAATTCTAGGTATTCCACCTTAAAATATGTAATATACGGCAGAAATCAGAATATGGCAAATAATCAGCTTTATCTATCAATATGTCTATCAATTCTCTCATGAATACATTGCTTCCATGTATATCCAGATCTTTCCTTGCGGTGCATCCTCATCCATAAAATAGAATTTGTGAGCTGCCTTGATGATTTGTTCTTCTTCCAGCACTGTACAAGTATCGGAATAGAAACCATTAAAAGCCACATATTTATCCCACTTGGTTGTCCCTGTAGGAAATGACATACTTTTTGTGGCTGCTTCTATTTGTTCCAAAGTCCAATATGGCCCATCACATTTCTTTCCTGATCGATCAGTATATCGAATCATTGAAATATCGTGCATGGCGAATCCTTCATCATAATGATTACCGTACATGATACCATGCTGTTCCCTCATAAACTTCCAGAATAGATCTGGATGTTCTTCTTTCATTTTGCAAAGCATGCTATTCAGCCCGTCTATACTTTGCCACATAGTCTTTTCTGTTGAAATCCCAGCGTTTCTGGCTGCGATTATCATATCTTTATAGTCCATATTTTTATGCATTAAATAATTCTTTTAATTCTATAAAATCAGCTTCAGTAATCTTTATAGCCCCAGTATTACCAAACATTAAGTTGAAAATTGGATTATCTGGCAATTTAAATCTTATGATTCCTTTACCGATAGTACCCTGTATCAATCCCTTGCCAAATGTCGTTTCTTCCATCTCCCGAAACATGGTCATCATGTCTTTAAAAAGCATATCAGAATCTATATTGCCTTCTTCGTCACAGAGAAATAGAGCTGCTTTATCTATTGTATTTTCTATTTTCCCTCGTTCTCGTGCTAAATAGTTCTTGGCACCACGCTTCATGTAAATCGAAGCTACTTTTAAATTCGGGTTTTGAGATACAAAATCATCTATTCTTCCATCAATCCATGTCTCTAAAGAATCAATGGCCCTATCTTTAAAATCTAACAAATTCTCTTTTACTTCCATACTATTTATGTTTTAGGGGTTTTAGGAAGTGGCTGTTTACCATTCTTCATGTCGATAAATTCCTGCCAAGTAAGATGAGAGTATTGCATAATGTATTCATTCATCAGTGCTTCCTTCTTGTTGGCTTCATCCTTGGCAGTTTTTTGAATTCGCTTCAAAAGCGTAAGGTGCTTATCAAGAGCATCCTTTCCGTCCTTAGTATTGTTCTCTACAATCGGACGCATGATGCGCATATATTCGCGTTGAAGTATCTGCTGGATATTAACGCTGCTTTCTTGGAACTCCTGATTATTTTGCAGGAAATCAAATTCCTTGTCGCTCAATGAAGAAGTGATACGGTCTATCTCATCCCAGACCGGAGTAACCGGTTGCGATGGTTGCTGATAGGTCCTCTTCATGTCAGCAATCTTCTGCTGCATTACTTCCTGTTCCTTTTCAAGTTCCGGGAGAGAAAAGTCCCTTTGTTGTAATAGTGGATCTCCGAAATTCATATTGCTTGTTAGTTAGTGGTTAGTAAAAAAAAGAAAGTGGTTCACCCCCCGGAGGGGGCTTACCACTAACGCTTTTTGCGTTTCTTTGCGCTCTTTACAGATTTCACGCTGTCGGAGTTGGCGTTACTGTACCTGGACAGTTGCATCCGAAAGGGTTTGCACCCTCCAGAACTGTAACTGTAGGAGTAGACGGCAATCCTACAACACCGTAGATGGCGCGGCAAGTCTTGCGATCAGTGTAATTGATAGAGGCAGTAAATGCTCTGTCGATTTCGCACTGGATCAAACGATCTTGATACGGGCGAGTGGCTTCCAGAACGGCAACCTTCTTGTCAAGGTCACAGAACTTGGCGCTATAACGCTCGTTCAGTACGTCGTAAAGATCACGTTGTGATTTGTACAGACCGAAGTCACCGTCTATCTGAGACTTGTACAGACCAAAGTCAGCATCTACTTGAGATTTCCATAATTGGAATTTCTCGTTGATGTCAACATCACGATGAGCGTACATCTGTTCCTGAGTGTTCACTTTCAGACCCCACATTGCATTAGTCAATGCAAGAGCTTCAGAACAACCTTTTTCCCATGCCTGAAAAGCAGTGGGAGCAGCAGCAGAACGGCCCGCAATTGCATCGCTTACAGTGTTGATGTTCACGTTTTCGGGCATACCGCCACCAAAACCGAAACCACCTCTACGAGACAATGCCCACAAACCGAGCGCTGTGCCGGCTATGCCTAGACCTAAACCAGCCGAATACTCACGTATTGCTACGTGTCCTGACTATATCTTACCCATACTAAGTATGAGAAGCCCTGTTTCGAATTCCGTGCAAATAGGAACCCTACTCTCCCGATTCGGAGATAGTCGATACACCGCTCAACCTTTCGATTGCATGGCACGGGATTTACCACGTGGGCATTCCCCGTTAGCATTAAAGTAGTTCTTTAACACCCCGCTTGCGAAGCGGATAAGGGCTAACAGGCACTGTTACATACCAGCTACACCTTTCGATGCAAAACGGTCGCGGTCATAATCGTAGTTGTCACGATCTCCGTGTACATACTCCTTCTCCTTGATTACTTCTTTTACTTCAGCTTCCATAAAAATATGTTATTTGTATGTTACAAGACAATGCAATAGCATTGCGATACAAATAACATTAGAATGGCTATGCTAACATATTGCTTATCTGCGAGTTCTCTGCGAGTTCTTTGCTAATTTCACTTGTACAGTTTTTTACACTCCATTTCTGTAATTTACACTCAAAATTATTGCGGATATGATTTATTGACTGTCTTTTAAGGTTGGTATGCCTTGATATTTCATCATCGGTAAGAAACTGGGCAAGAAAATAAACGAGGATATATCGGGCATCTACACACTCTTCTTTATTAGAAAAAATCAATGATGGCATTTCAATGCCTGTGTGTTTACGCACCATGGCATTTATCGTCTGGTATAAATCTTTTGTTTTCATATCTGTTATAAAACATAAAGTTATTAAAAACAATAGTCACAACCCGCTTGTTTAGTGAGGACTGAAAGCCCTAACAGCATTGGATTGTGACTGTTGTCCCTTGTGGTTTACCAGACGTGGCAAGGGACGGGCTTTCTTTTATCTCTAAACCCCGGAAAGAGAGCATTGTTAATATCCTTATGAGATGCTTCTACTCATCTCTAATAATCAATGATCTAAATCATATAACCTCCTTTCTTTGATGTTGTTTACATACATACACTCAGCTTGAAAAATAAAACACAAAACGAATTAAGCTTTCATATAGGGATGTACAGGCGTCCCTTTTTACTAATATCATTCCTTCTTTAATTTATAGATAATCCATGCTACAATCATCAATAGTAATAATATACAAGATGCCCATATTGCACCGGAGATCTGTTTAGGTACCGTTGTTTCATCTTTCTGTTTTATAATATTTTGCTTATCATTTTCCTGGATCCGGGAAAATGATGCACTATCGGATTGCAAAGAGAAACTGTCTACGGATGCAACATTAGTTTCTTGCTCGATATTATTGTTTTCTTCAGTATTACCTTCAGCCAGCAACGGATATTTACCTGTATCCGGATTAACCGGTTTACTAGTATCATACAACTTCCAGTTTATCCTCCGATTAGTTGTAGAGTGAAAGAAGTTCGAAATATCCTGTATAGCAGTGAATCCAAAATCAATACTCTGTTTAGTACTATCCTCTCTTTGAACGAAAGTCTCTTTCATGACGGCAGATTTATGACTTCCGCAAGAATATAAAGACATCACAATTCCCATCACAACCAAGGCTATAAAACCTATTATTGATAGCCTAACCATTTCTTTTAGATTATTCATGAACATTTTCTTTTTATTAGTGTTACTATAAGGTTCATATAAACTCTTTTGAACGGCTTTCCGCTGTGATAGTACATTGCCGTTATATTATAGCTCAAAGATGAAATCATTGATTCGATTTAACCAGCCTCTTTTGAACTTGTTGTTAGCCGGGCGCTTATGACAAATTTCCTCGATGAAGTCAAACCGTGCAATCTTAATCATATCGAATAATTCGCGAGGATTACGCGAATTAACAGCTTCAAGGGTTTTAGGCCCGACGATGCCGTCCACCTTAACGTTAAGAAGCTGTTGCGGTATCTTTATGCCGTAGTTTCCCGAAGCCCAAACCCAATCTACCAGAATATTAGCAACAGACTGACTTTCTATCTGGTCAGCCTTCCATCTGTCCCAGTACATTGTCTTTAATATCTCGGTCCATTCATGTTCAGATAGATTCTTCAATCTCTCAACAGTTGGTACCGGATAACCTTTCTTCCGGCAATACTGCATATAGGTTGCAAGCGTTACACCTCGATTAGTCGCACCTCCCAAATCATCGGGATCATTTACGAAACCTCCCTCCCACTTTAGGATTAGAGGTGCCAGTTTTTCCACATTTGCCATTACTTTCCTCCTTTACCTTTCCATTGTCAAACAATACCTGCGCCATTATCTTGGCAATATCATCCTTATTCTCAATAATTACACTCATTGTCTTTTCGGCTTTGCGCAACTCCGCTTTCTCCCATGACTTTTCCCTGACTGAAACAAACTCACAGAAAATGCAATAGCCCGTCCATAGCATGGAAAAAACAGGAAATGGAATCACAACACAGCAAAGCAAGTCAATGAAGCACAATTCAATGAACGGTGTGAAGTACTTTCTCGCTTTGGTAGCCGTCTTCTTATATCCCGTAGATGTTCTCGCTTCTCCTCTCTGACGGGCTTTCATAACACCGGAAATCAAGTCTACAAACATTGCCCCAATGGTAGCAGCTATGCACAACGCAATCAGTATAATGTGCGTCATCATATGTTCGTTAATAAAATTGTAAAACATATCTTTCATTTTGTCACTTTTAAAATATAAATACTACCTTTACAACATGTCAGCGTAAAGACTTTTTTTTACCATCCTGTTCGACTAATGATTGGTAGAATGGGATCTACTTATATAATTAAAAATAGTTTATGTTTTATCTCCTTTTTATTCTGTTGCAGGCACTTCTTTGGTCGGATTTACTCCCATTAGTACCAATGCCTGGTTAATCATATCATCTGCATGGGGATCATTATAAGTCAGTAGTGTAAGCCCGGCAATATAATAAACTAAAGCAATATATAGTTTCTCGCTAATATTTACTTCCCCTTCTTCTGTAAGGACAGGTTCTATTATAATACCCACTTCTATTTCATCCTTTTCATCCTTTGCTTTATACAACTCCAATGTACGTCTTTTATGCATGATCATCGCTATTTTAGGACGCTCCCAAGTTCCTGTAGCATATGGATCACTTAATGTAGCATACTCCTTATCATTCCAATATATAGGCTCTGAGAGGAAAAAAGGCCATGAACTAAAACGGGCATAACACAGCCGCATAAAGTTGTCCGGAAGAATAATTTTCCCGATTCCTTCATATACTGTTACCCCTTCTGTTTCCCTATCAATAAATAGATCAGGTTCCAGAAGAGACCAATCAGCATTTCCTTGAACATACCTCAGTGCATCCATTATCTTTGAAGAGATAATAGTATCCATCTCCACGTTATCTTGGCTACCAATAAAATCTGCATCATTTAGTCCTATTTCATCAATGCAGATTTTCACATCGTTTAGTATGTCCTTTTTAGGCTTCTTCATATTACATTATGAAATTGGGGAATTTTACTCGATGTTTATCAGCCATTTCCTTAATTTGCTCCTCGTTTTCTACAACTTCTCCAAGCGATGTAAAATATTCAATGGCGTCATTCATATTCTTCACTTTGGGAATATTTTTATACCCGTTTGCCGCTTCTTTTTCAGCCCTTTCTTTGGCTATTTTCATTTTTCTTGCCTCCCGACTACTTTTAGGTTCTTGTGCTGCGGCATCAACGTTTTTAGCATCTGATTGATTATACGTTGCTGCCAACCTGAATACAGAACCAAATCTTTCATCATTTTCTATAGCATCCTGGACAAAAGGATTTTTGGTGATTAAGACTGCATGTTTCCCATTTAAGTGATTTCCGCTCTTAAACTCCATGTTAACCTTTACTCCGCAATATACCGTCTTCATCAGACAGGCATCCATTCCAATCAATTCATATATCTTAGTAGTCATAAATCTTCCGTTTTTAATGAGAAAGGAACGCTAAGAATCAGTTAAGATCCCAGCGTTCCTTTTTTTATTTTAGCTATATATTACGCATTGATCTCACCCTTGTAAGGTTCCCATGACGTTCCATTATAAGTGTAAAGTCCAACCCCATTTGCGCCTTCAGGAGTAGTCAAATATACCACGTCACCTTCAGCAGGAGATTCTACGCCAGTCAATGATGATACGCTCTTTACTACTGCATCAAGTGCACTTAACTTGTAACCGCTTATAGTAACATCCGGTCCGACAAGCATGCTGTTATATCCAGTCAACATCAAGCAGTCATCCTGAACATAGTATTGTGATTTTGCTTCTCTCACTTCACCACCTTCACCCTTTTCATGGTTAACGGTAATGGTCTTGCCTTTCTGATAGTAATAGCGTTTTGCATCTTTCATCGGGAAGATAACTGCACATTCTTCATATCCAAGATCATCCAGACCGTGCTCAACTTTAAAGTTGATTTTACCAAACGTCGTCTCAAAACTGGAGATATCAATACCTAAAGCCTGATTTTTCTTGAAAGTGATGTCCTTATGCTTTGTGTAGTCAATATTCAGAAGCTTTTCAATAAACTTGGTTCCGCAATAGGCATCCACTTCATTTGTGGTTGAATATTTGCCAAAGAACAATCGGGTGATTCCGATAAGGTCAGCAAATTCCAATTTAGCACCAATTTGATAACCGATACGTAACTGACGCAATACACCTTCCTGTGTATAGACATATTCCGTTCCGGTTTTCTTATTAGTCTTCATAAATTTGCTAGCCTTACCAATAAGCATTGTACGAGTTACTTTCTTTCGGAAGTTTGCCAAGATCCAATCTTTTAGGTCCTGTACATTCCAACTAGCCTTTTTATTGATACGTTCAAAGAACTCGGTCCAAGTAATTGGACATACCTTCTTTTGCAAATAACACTTCTCTTTATTGGGATAAGCTGCGTCTGGAGTAATTTCAATTTCACTTTCACTCATTGCAGGTGCCATAACATGTAAAGTCGTTCCAGCCGGAATATCTGGAACATACACTGCTCCTGAATTTAAAGGGCCGTTGATAGCTACAGCCATAACTCCAGTAGCTTTTTCAGAGGAAGAGACGTACAGCATCAACGGGCTGTTATCTTTTTCTCCTTTATCATTGTATCCGCTTACTCCGTCTACAAGAATTGTAGCACATTCAGCAAACAATTTTTCATCGTTTTTATACAACGGAAGTTTTACTTCTACATCTTTAGCAGTATTTGTTAGTGCTTCCTTTGTCTCACAATCCATTACCGCTTCACCAATGTTATAGTGTTCCGGCTCTTTAGTGTTGACTTTGATTTGTTTTGCGAGTTTGAGGAAATCCGTATGCATAGGGTATTTGAAGGCCTGAAACTTTGTCACATAATCCTCCACCTTATTTTCGGCAAGTTCAGCCTGATCTATGGCGGAACCAGTGGCCGCATTTCCCTGTTGATCAATGCCACCTTTAGTTGCATTAGGTTCTCCAGGGGTAGCTCCTTCAAGCGGAGTTCCATCATTAGGGTCGGTATCACTACCATTCTCACCAATTTCCAAGGCCATAGCCGCACCTCCGCCACTCAATACGGCTAAGACAAAGAGCAACATTTTGCCCCAAAACCATTTACTTCCAAATTCTTTCATAAAATTATTGTATTATAAATTAATTATTTAAACGAAAGGGTTTACCACTTCCACTTCTTTTCTCTCTGTCACAGCAGCCTGTTGCCCTCTTGGCTTCGGTTGACTACTATTCAAATTTCTCAGTTTGTCTTCCACTTTTGCACTAAGTCCTTGTGCCACGCCTTCATCTTTTGCTTCGGCTACGGCAGTATCATAATTCATGCCCTTGGCCATCATTTCAAACAGAGACGGATCGATCTTTCCTACAATCAAATCGTCCATTACTTGGTACATTCTTCCAATAGTTTCTTCGGCTTGTTCATCTGTCAAACCCATCTCTTGAGCTTTTGCACGGATAGCATCAACACTTGCAGGCATATTTTCCTGCATTTGCTTTTCTATCTCATCAGCTTTTGCCAGCTTCTCCAGATATAACTCATGAGCACTCGCCAATCTTTTGGAATATTCCGGGTTCTCTCCCAACGCTTTCAGATCAAGACCTTTATTCTCTACCATCCATACCACTGGATCAAAATCATCCTGTTTCTGTGAAGCTATAATCATTTCAGCAAAAGCCGGACTTTTACTCATTCTTTCACGCATTTTTTTGCTGTTTCCCTCATAACCTTCATATTCATCGAACATGCGGTTTACACCATCATAGTAGGATTCTTCATCTTCAAGGTTTACTTCAGGATACCGTTTGCTGAAACGCTCTCTAAATGTATCCTTTTTTGATTTTTCTACAATTGAAGTATCTGCCATAAAATAACACTTTTTGGTTTTGACACAAAGAACGAAATAATATCTATATGCATTTTGCTATTTTGATAATTTTATTTGCTTTAAAAGCATGATTTGTATTAAACTTGCAATTCCTTTTTATATCTTTGCCATATCTACAATCTTAAACCCATATCCATCATGAACAATAGTATAGAATTCATTACCATGAGGGACCGAGAATTATTTGCAGCTTATCGTTCTGCACTTCGTAGATCGGATATCCGGTCCCACAAAGAAGCCATACAGGCAGCTATAAATTCTACTACATCTCGTTTCTGGATCTCATCATTTCAGGCATACAGATGTATTTTAAAACTAAAAAAGGGACAAAAGCCTGGCGTAAGAGGAATACGACAGAAAATGATAAATGACCTCTATAATGTATTTTCAGACATGAGTAATAATCGCCGAGAGTTTAAGGGATGCTCTACCTATTTTATTGTAGGATTTGCTGTTAATCATTCTGCTCCCGGCTTTTACATATCCTATCATCGCGCTTCAGCTATCATCTCCCGCATGAATAGAGAACGAAGGAATGAACGATAAAATATACAAACTTCTTCCTTCTGTTATAATTGCAATTACCTGCATACTTTTATTCTGTTTCTCCATTTCTTTCAAATGCGATTCACAATCGAAATCAATATTGAAACTGTTATATATTTTCTCTCACGCAAACATTTTTCATCTCACTCTTAATCTTATAGCCCTTTTTCAGTTTCGTCCTCGTTTTAAAACATGTATTATAGGCTATATATCATCAGTTTTAGCAGCGTTCATTCCTTTTTCTCATTTGGCTGTCCCCACATGTGGACTATCCGGTTTCTTAATGGCATGTTATGCACGTCGATACTATTCATATAAGCTCAGTCCCAAATGGCTTATCCTATCAAATGTAGTATTAGCTTTTGTTCCTTATGTCAATTGGCGTATACATCTTATTTCATTCTTTATAGCATATATTATTTATGGCACGATACACCGTTACACCATATACCGAAGAAGCAAAGCAAATAATAGCTGAGAACGAAATTCGCCTCAAACGCATCTTTGGTACTCACGATCAATATAGCGGTCGTGAGATGGAAGATCATGTGTGTAAAGTAACCATTCCCGACTATCCCATTCGCGTACAATGGCTTACTAAAGAAGTGGCCCATAACCAATTATATAAAGATGTAATAAAAGCAGGGAGTATTAAAGCATATACTGATCACTTTAACGAAATCCATGGAACTTCCATTGAGAAAGAAGACGTAATCAATCAATTGTTTATTGCCCGTGCTTCCAGAGATCCCTCATTTGCTTTCTTCACATGTTTCAAAATAAAGCATAAAATACTTGGAGACATGGTGCCATTTCGGCTTAACTATGCTCAGCGAATTCTTCTTGCCGAATTAGAAAGAATGCGGATTGCCAAGGTGCCTATCCGTATCATTCTTCTTAAAGCACGGCAATGGGGAGGATCTACTCTCGTACAATTATACATAGCATGGGTACAACTATTTGTAAAAGAAGGATGGTACTCAGTTATTATAGCCCAAACTAAAGATACTGCCAAGCGTATCAAAGCTATGTATAAGAAGGTTCTTGAAGCCATCCCTACTTTTATCTTTAATACTGATAGTCTACAGTTTGCTCCATATGAACATTCCAGTTCCGATTCAATCATTACCGATCAGTCTGGGAACAAGCTTCGAGACAATGTTATCACTGTCGCCTCTTATGAAAACTTTGAGTCTACCCGCGGTATGGACTACGCCATGGCTCATTTCTCCGAAGTAGCCTACTGGAAAACAACAGAGTCAAAATCTGCCGAAAAAGTTATTTCCAACATTGATTCTAACATTCTTGAGAAACCACTTACTATTGAAGTATCTGAATCTACAGCCAACGGTATGAGCGGATACTTCTATGATGAGTATCAGCTAGCCAAGAAAGGAAAATCTTCCAGAAAAGCGATATTTATCCCCTTCTTCTATATTGAAAATGACATGCTTCAATTTGATACCCCCAGAGAAAAACGTGAGTTTGCTGAACAATTGGTGGCCAACAAGCATATTACTACATCTACAGAGACATCCGAATCTGGCGAATACATATACTCTCTTTGGAAAAAAGGAGCCACACTTGAACACATCAAATGGTATATTCAAAAGCGTAGTAGCTTTCATGATCATGCTAGTATGGCATCCGAAGCTCCTAGTGATGATGTTGAATGCTTCAAATTTTCCGGGAATCGAGTATTTAATATCTATACGATTGATACCCTTCGTGAGAAATATGTATGTACTCCTATCTTTCGTGGAGATATCTCTCAATCTGAGAAGACCGGTAAAATTGCGCTTATTCCTGATCCTAGTAATGGACTTCTCCGTATTTGGAAACAACCCAATGAAATTCCAACTCAACATCAATACATGGTTATTGTTGACGTTGGTGGTCGAAGTAAAGATTCTGACCCGTCATGTATTACTGTTATAGACCGATGGCCTATTCGTTTTAAAGGCGGAAAGCCCGAAGTTGTCGCCCGTTGGCACGGACATATTCGTTATGACTTTCTTGCCTACAAAGCTGTCAAGATAGCCCGATACTATAAAAATGCCATTATTATATTCGAAAGTAATACCTTTGATAAGAAGAAGGCTGAATCTACCGAATTCGTTGAACAAGGTGATCATATTCGTGGTATCCTGAAAAAGATAGAAGACATCTACTCTAACCTTTATATGCGTACCGCCACTGATCCCGAAGATATCCGTAATGGCATTTATAAAAAAATAGGTTTTCAAACCAATGTGAAGACCAAGCAGGATATGGTTGACAATTTCATTGTTGTCTTCGAGGATGACTCTTTCATCGATCCCGACTATCGCCTTTATGAAGAAGCCTCCATCTACGAACAACGACCAGATGGAAGCTACGGAAATATAAAAGGCAGGGGAAATCACGATGATATACTTATGACCGATATGATTGGAGCATTAGTATCCGATGAATTACCCCTGCCTTACATCTACAAAAAAGATGAAGATTTAGTAGACAGGTCTACTAAGAATGAGTCTAGTATGTAAAATGGCTCTGAAAATAGGGATATAATTACAATTTATTTAAGACAAATATACTGTTACACAGTAATACATTAACCTCTTATAATCAATGTATAATTACATTTTGTTCAATAAATCTGTATAGTAAATTCCCTATAATATTATGTCCCTCAACATTTGGATGTAATTTATCTATAGAATATTTAGAAGCAATGGCATCATTAAGAAAATCTAATTCACTTACAGCGCCTAAATCTAATACAGGTATGCTATAAAAGCTACAAATTTCTTTCATAGCCTTGGAAAAATCGCTTAACCAATTTCCTTGAGAATTTGTTTCATTAGATACTGGTCTATCGGCAGAATATCTTCCTCGTTGCAAAGGTGTCATAAATACAATGGGTATATTAGGACAATTTGTACGTATTGTATTTATAAGTTCGTGTAATGCTCCTGCAAAAGTATCAGTATCTGTTGGCGCTGTAATAGTTTTATCTCCTATATAATCTGTTGTTGCTCGTGTTCCTTCTATAAATAATTCTCCAATAGGTTTACTATCGTAACTAAAGTCATTAGTTCCGCCAAAAACCACTATCAAACTACTTCCAGATAAATTCTCAACTGTAGCTCTTGTTATAAAACGTTGAGAACCTAAATTATTTTTTGTATTATTAGCTATACAAGTTCCACTTACTCCTAACGGATTATCTATACAATCATATAAATCACAGAAAACTTTATGATATGGAGAATTTTCTCCACCTACTCCATAAGTGATAGAATCACCTATAAAAGAAACTTTTTTGTTCTTTAGATTGTTTCTTACACCTACCAATGAAATAGCTTCAATATCCTTTTTAGATGCTATTTCATCATAAGTATCAGGAATGAAACCTCTAATACCTTTTACAGTAAAATTACAAATAGATGCTTCATCTGGATCAATAGAAGAACCATCAGAATGTAATATATTAAACTTTATTTTATTATCAGAGTCTTGTAAAACATATTCATTAGTTCCTCCATTTTCAAAACCTTTCCAAAGTACAAATTTTAAATCAGGAGTATATTCAAATACTCTATATCCATATCCATTATCTATAGATAGAATTAACTTTCCATTATCGGTTAGTAACATGGAAGTAGTTCTAATTCTATTAGGATAATTAACGTTATCACTTTGTTGTAAACCTCCGCTTGCATCTATGCCTCCTTGTTCCCAAGTAAATGTAGGATATTCTTTCCATGGTAATACTTGTTTAATTATAGAAACATCATAATATTTAGCAGCAGTATAAATACGTGAATTACTTACCTCTATAATTACAGAATCTGTAGGTAAATCGGCAATTCGATGTGATAATTTTAAAGTGGTAGCATTTTTTGGTATATCTATAGATATACTATCATTTATTCCTGTTTGAAAAGAATTTATTATAGTATCTCCTTCATATATTAGATTATAAGTAAGACCTGTCGTTCTTATTATACCGAATAAAGAACCTCCTTTATAAGAAGATATATCAACAGTAGTAATTGCATACAATTCATTTTCTGCAATTGTTCCGTCTATAGTATAGTATTTGCCTATTTCCCAACTTAAATCTAACTTTGTAGTTGTCATATTTACAAGTCTATCTCTTAAAAAAGGCAGTAATGTAGAAATCCGTGCATTAACTATGCCAGAAGAATTTAAATAAGAAACATCAGATGGAAGATAACTATTGGTAATATTTATCCATGCATAATTTTTCGAAGAAACTGTTGTCCAACTCTGATTTCCTCTCCACATCCAAGTTTCATAAAAACCGGTAGTACTTGATATAAATTTTATACGTTGATAAGGAGTTCTAAGAAAATTAGGAACTAACAGTGCAGCTTCTAATAGAGTAAACTTATTAGTTCCGTCAGTATTAACATTAAACTTACTTACATCATAAACTAAATTTTCAGTTACCGTCTTCTGACTAACCACCTCTGTTTCACTCTCTCCCAGCTCTTGCACCACCCCCGCAGCAATACTTGTAAACTGTCCGTTGTCAACCCATACATTTTCATTCTTTACAAACAGCTTGTATATCGGATTAGTATGCTCCGTATCACTCTCCGCATAAGTAGGTCCTACACCGTAGATATCCCCTTGAACAGCACTTGACGGAAGATCAGACGTCGTAGCAACATATCCTTTGATGTGCAGGTTATTGGTGAAAGTTCCGCTCAGGTCCGCCCATGTCTTGCCCTCATCCCGGCTGATCTGTATCTTGCCGATATTATTAGCCTGGCTGCTTCCCGAAGTACCGGTGAACCTGAACCAAGCAGCTATATAATCAGATGCAAGCTCCCATGTCTGATTGTCATACGAGTAATAGAGCTTGTTGTCTATTGTCTTCATCCACGGAGTAAGACCGTTATCACCTTTCGGGCCCAATGCTTTCACTCCCGTATCTGCACCGTTGATAATCCAGGTGCCGCTCTTGCTTACGGAGATATCTCCCTGGAGTGACAATTCGTCAATGCGCATCCAGTTTGTATCAAGCCCCCAATGCTCATTATCTCTCTGGGAATCGTTCACGCATTTTTCCGTCAAGACCTCATCATCCATATTCCGATAGGTGATCTGGACCCCTTTACGTCTCATCTCTTTAGGCAAGAGCAATCTCGTATCCTTTGCGGTTCCCTGGTATTGCAGGAACACGTTATTGAACTGGGCCAGCATACTTTCAAGATTAGCCCCTGTCTTGCCGTCGTAAACTGCGTGAGTATACGTTACCGGGAATATCGGATATTCCTTACTGTTCTTATCCTTATCATGCAGCTGGACCACTTGCTTATACTTATCCAAGCCGCATACATCGTTCTCACATCTTTCCATATCTTGTATATAAATTATAAACGAACAATTTGATTTTTACAATATGTTGCTAGGATAAAGATGTACCGTCCATATTTACCCATTCTGTACCATTCCAACAAATATACTTCTTAAGAGTAGTATCATAATATTGAAATCCAAGATTATAAGTAGCTAAACCAGTAGGTCTATTAGCAGTTATTCCTCTATTTTTACCAAGAATAGAAACTAATAATGTTCCATCATTATATTCAGTAGGTGCGGAACCACTTTTCATATACATATCTTCAGCATTAAACCATAAATAATTAGTAGTTGTACCTCTAAATATTAAAGGATTCTGATAACTTGGAAGGGCATTAATGTTTCCTTGCTTCATATAAGCATAAGTTCCTAAATTATAATCTATTAATGCTGTATTAGCTTTATTATCTATAAATCCCCCAGTATCTACTACAATATTAGCTCTAATTAAATATCCTAAAGCATTACCTAATGCATTATAATTATTAATATACCAACAATTATTTGTTCCTGTATTAATATCTATAAAATAAGAATTTGCTTCTATCGACAATACTCTATTATCTCTTATTGTACAATGTATACAAGATGTAAGAGACATACCTGTTACAGTACTTCTTAATTCTGAAATATTATTTTCACTGACTATACAATTAGTCATACTTGTTAACTTCATCCAAACAGGAGAAGTAGTAACGGTAGTAGATGTTACACTAATAGTATTCTTTGAGATAATAGAAGTAGCAATTTTTTGTATTTCTATTGCAGCCCCTTCTTTAATAAGAAAATAATTATCAGTAATAGAAGTATTAGTATGATACTTAGTTAAATCATTACTTGGTATAACCTTTATTCCAGCTCCATCATTAGCACTACCAATAGGTTCTAATTCATTAGAATAAATACTATTACCAGCAGGTAATCTATCAGAACAACTTAATTCTATACAAGTTTTTGCTCCATAAATAACATTATTAAACACTTTACATCCACCTGTGTTATTTAATGATATACCAGTTAAGCATTTGTAAATACTTAAATCTGAAATCATAGAATCGCCACTATTGTAAGTTAATCGTAAAGATGTTCCTTGTGTAGTGTCTATACCTGTAAAATTACAATGATTAACATTACATTCTCCTGCTGCTGTTAGAAATATTCCATAAGTAGTAAAATTTAAAATACTACAATTAGTAATTTCTAAGAAATTAGGATTATTAATATATAATCCTCCAGCACTATTACAATCAAATGTTATACCAGATATAACAACTCTACTATTTCTTATAGTAGTAGAATCATGAAGATTAATTAAACTTAAAACATAATCTTCACCTGATTTATTTTTTAAGATAGCTCCTGAATCTCCTACTATATTAAAATATTTTTGAGGGCTTGTTATACCAAAATCTACAGAAGTATTACACAACCAAGTACCTTTAGGGATTCTTACTGTTCCTCCTAATTTTATAAGATTAATAAGATTATATAATATAGAAGTTATATCATTGTCTGCTATGTTAAACCATTCTATATTTAATTCTGAATTACTACAAGTTCCAGTTAAAGTAATAGAAGATAATTTAACATTACCTTCTAATTTAGTATCATTCCCCACAATCGTTCCATTGCTGAAGCTCCCCCCTTGGAAGTCAAGAGTAGAATTATTACCTAAAGTTAGTGTTTCACCTTCTAAATCTATATCACCTACTATTATATAAGTTAAATTTTCATATCCTAATACTTCAGACCAAGTAAGTGATGAGTATTTGTCTCTAATAATTCTGGTAGTTTCATATCTACTACCATCTACATTTAACCATTCAGTTCCACTCCAAATAAGAACGGCAGCATAACTAACATAATATACTTCGTATCCTCTATCAGAAGTAGTTAATTTAGCAGCTATAGCATTTAATTCTTCAAGAGATCCCGGTCTTCTTCCTAACGCTACATTTCCATCAGCTGTTCTAAACACATTAGAATAAGAATCCCAAAATACAGGACGTTTATAACTATCATCTAAAATAAATTGACTAAATCCAACTTTATCAGGAGTAAGAGACGTAGGTAAATCAGCAAGCATATTAGCAGGAAACATCTCTTTACTTGGAAAAGTAATAGTAGAAGGTATAGCTGTAACATCTATAACTGATTTAGTAATAGCAGATAATGTAGACCATTTACCTCCATACATTCCAGCAACCCCTGGATTCTCACTAACAGGTGCTTCAACAACAGTAAATTTAATCTTAGAAGTTAAAAATATATTAACCGAAGTATTTCCTGCTAATGGATCATTAATTAAATTTCCACCAATAGTAAAATAAATATTAAAATTATTAGTATCTTCTGCATAATTAATATAAGAGAATACCGGAACATTCTTATACATAGCATATCTGGGAGTACTATCTTGTGTAGTACGAATTTTTATATCCCTAATACCAGTTAGTCTTTGACTGTCACCAAAAGTATATTCTGTAATATTTATAGGCATATGAATAGCTCCATAATTAGGATTACTACAAAATGCTGTAAATTCGACTTCTCCTACTAATGGTTTAGGTATAGTAAATTTCAATGCTTTACCATCTGCAAGACTTTGTTGAAATGTAGTACTATATTTAATATCTTGAGGATAAGTTGGATTAATAAACTTTTTACCTTGTTCTTTAGCACTAATAGTTAAATAAGGATTAAGTTCATCAAATACACAACAGTTAAATATCAAATCACTACTAACATACCACGGAGAAATAGAATTATCATGGCTACTAATACCAACAATATGACAACTATTAAAAGTAAGACCATGAGTTCTATTTAATCTAAGAGGAGCTGTAAAGTTACAATCATTTATAACTACAAGTTCACCACTCGGTATAGTTGCTAAATCATCTCGTATAGTTGAAGATACGTCATATTTGTTATCCTTAAACTTACAAGAACTCATTACTACATTAGAGCATATACCAGAAGGTTCTATATCGATATAGTCATTCTCGAAGTCAATAGCTGCCATAGGAGCAGTACCTTTAATTACATCACTACCACACCCTTCAAAATATACATTATCTATAGAGTAGTTATTACCTCCTAACGATATACCATTACGTCTAGCATACAATATTTTAACTCCATCAATAAGTACATTCCTAGTGGCAGGATTACAACTCTTAACCCCATTAATATTATAAGCTGCATTACCTAATGCTATACCATCACCAAAAGCATATCCTATAGTAATATCTCTAATTACTATATTATTGCAACTTCTGAAATTAAGAACATGTCCCCATTCACCATAATATTTAGTACCAGCAAATAGATCTGTATATAAATGATCTTTAGCATCACCATTAATAGCACCTGTACCACTAATTGTAATGTTTTCTTTATTCTCTATATGAAATATATAATAAGCACCTTGATTAGTGGGTAACATCTGAATAGTATTATTAACTATAAGATGTGTATTAGAAGTAAATCCTGTAAAGATTCTAAGAAAATCATAATCAGGAGTATTAAGCTTCCAATAATCTGGTCTCACATCATCTCCAAGATTAGTTCTTCCTTTATATGTATTTTCAAAATAATAAGTTCTATCTGCATCAAAATGAATAGTGTTATATACATTGTCATTTGAAAGAGCTAATATGTTAGAAATTATTTGATTGGAAATAAAAGTAGAAGCAGGATTAAATGCAAACCAGGAGTCATAAATGTGTTTTATATTCCATGTGCCTGCAATGGTTATAGTAGTATCAAATATAACAGTATTAAAGTTAGCTTCAATAACAGTATTATCCCCAATTAATGTTCCGTTCTTTAAACTCCCTCCCTCAAACTGCAACACACAGTTATCCGGTACCGTAATAGTCTGCCCCCTCAAAGAATAGTCATACGTAATCACATACACCGTATTGGGACATGACATCATTTTTTGCGTCAGGACATTCACTCCGTTCACCATGTTCTTCCGCAGAATCTTGCGTCCCATGCCGGAGTAATTGTTCGGATCGTAGTTTCTATCCTTCGGAGTAATGCGGCCGCCCTTTGTCGTCAGGAACTCATCATCTGGGAAGTTCACTATTGGGCCGAAACCTATCAGTTGCTTCACCGCATCGCTCAGCATGTCAACGGTAATCATACCGTCCATTATGGTCGGAGGATTGTTGACGAACAAGTCATTGAACACCTCATTCATGTAATTGCGTACTGCATCCCGGGTGAGGTATTCATCCACTATGCGCTTGCCGAACTCATCCGCGATGGCACGGTCGGCAACAAAGCCCGGCATGCCGGCGATCAGAGAAAGTATATATTTGGATGTTACCGTTCCATAGTCACACGGTTTCCAGGTACGCTTTCCATTCTCCGTTTCCAATATGTAGGCAATACCATCATCTATTACATACACTTCGTCACCCTCCCGCAAGTCCTTCAGGTTGTCACGTTGCGATTTGGTCTTCACGACGAAACGGGTGTCACGAGATTTGAGCTTATCCAAAAGGTCTTTGACATCTGTTACAATACGCTCATGAGTCCATTCCAACCATTCGCCTTCGGTGCCTTCAAAATCACCTCTTAATACAGCAATTTCATATGCACTTAACCCATCATAACCATAGGAAGCCGTAGAAGTCTTAACTCTGATAACTACTTCTCCTTCCCCTATTTCCGTTGCCTCACTCTCATATTCTGTAATGGCAAACAAGTTATCCTTCCGGCTGCGCATTATACACCTATCATTCCCTCGGCAGTCTATTGGAAACCTATCCGGCATCTTGGGTGGACGATCCACACCTAGCCAATTTTTTATATAGATTATCTCTACAGAATAAACTCCTTCAGGAAGCCCTTGTGGTACTTCAGCTGAAACAATCCCATCTTTAGCATTTGCTTTCAACAAAAACTTTTCATGTGGTCCTATAAGAAACAGTTTGACCAAAGCTCTATCAAAGTTTTCCTTTACAGTACTCGTGCCTTTTAGCACCGTCCACTCAACATTAATAATCCGGTCCTTATAAACGTAAATCATACCCTATATCTTTTTGTACCACAAAGGAAAAGCAATCTATAATATGTTTTTTACACTTTGATAATTTTGTAGGCATGGTAGCGTGGTGAAACACTAACTACTATACTCAAAAATATACAATAAGGCGACATATTCATTAGAAAAGTGCCGCCTTCATGTCAAATAAAGAAAGAATTACAACATCATTTAGCCACTTCATTCATGGCCTCTTTCAGTAAGAACATTTGCGCTTCTAATTCTTCATTACCGCTTTGCTTAAACTCATCTCTCATTCTTTTCAAGACTTTATCCATCTCTTTAAATTCTATATATTTCCGATACTCATCACTATTTATCATCTTATTATACAGTGTCTGGTATTTAGCGTAATCAAAATCATTGGTTTGTGGATTATTCAGTTCTTTCTTATACCCATTTACCTCTTGCTGTATTAACTCAAATCGATTACGGTTATTGAAATATTCTTCATCAATTCGTTTTTGAACGCTTCTACTGTCAGCACTTCGCATGAATCGACTGATAACCGGTGCATTCCTTAATTCCTGCAAGTCTTCATTAAACGGCATCATTAAAGTTTTCTTTAATTGGTTAATGGTTGTCCCCACCCCACCCAGATAACTTTCAAACAGATGCTCTACGATTGCAGGATTAAAGTCTATCATGCCTGTTTTATACTTGGTTCCACCAGTCCATTCATTTATTATTTCACTCAACTTTACCAGCTCAGGAGAAGTGCTGCTATAAGCTTTAGTCCATTCCGGCATATTCTTATTAAAATCGTTCTTTCGATAAATGGGTATTCCTGTCCAATCCTTATTAGTCCATACTTCATATGCCGGTTTCACGTAACTTGGAACAAATGCAGAGAAACCACCTCCTCCTTCCATCATGTCAATAGGCATAATCTGTGATACTTGTTCTGCAATCTTTTTAGTAAGTTTCCCACCTGTCATATTTTCCTTTCCAGACAATAATCCGGATGCTAATTCTCCAAGTCCATAAATGGCTCTCAATTCAATAGGGAGAGGCATTGTTATCCATTCACCGCCTACATATATACAAATATTGTTTCTTCTAACGTATTCGGGAAGATTATAGTAATCATCTTCATCACCATCGCCTCCCATAGCTGAAGCAATAGCTGCGTTAATTATAGGCATCATTGTTCCCAATACAAAATAAGATGAAGCTAAACCTGCAAATTTGCCAGGATTTCGCTTGGCCAATCTTGCAAAGTTTGTCAACCCCTGAACTCCTGCATTCCAGAAAATATAAAGTCCACGTGCAGTCTGTGAAGTCCAAGCTTGTAACGCATTCAAGCGATTCCCTTTTTCCCACTGCCCAGCAGTCTTAGCCCCAGAACCTTTTTTATTAAAGTTTACTGATATTTCCTTGGCATCAGATATTGACCGAGCAATACTTCTACCCATTTCTCTTGAAGTTCTATATGCAGCAAAACGTGAAGTATCTTCAGCCCATCGACCAAAAGTATCCATTGCTTCACCAAGAATATCAAAGGCTGTACCTGGTGCAAGCTTACTCCGATTTTGCTTTTTCAATTCCTTTGCTATGATACCTTTATATTCCTCTACACTATTTATAAAGGTATATCCGGTTTCACCGCCATTGTTTATAAACTCAAGAAACATGCGGTCTGTGTCATTATTCATATCAAGGCTATTCGTCTTATATCGCTTTACAAGACCGCCCATTTCTTTAAAACTTTTTGCCCAATTCTTATTATACTTTTTTGCATATAATGGACTTTCTTTTACCCATATAACACTATTTGAATAAAATCCATCACGGAACATATTACTGATAACAAAAGCAGGATTCCGTTGTGTAAAGTTAGCAGCTAAGAACCTGTTAGTAGACTCGAAGAACTTTATAGCTGGGTTATTTGTTGCATTAGGGTTTGTCAGCCCATTTAAAGCTTGAGCAGCCCTTGGATTCCCATTTATAGTAAGTACATACTCTTTCCCATTTCTCTTTACTATAACCTGATGTTCTTTCAGATTGTTTGGCAATATTTTGTATGGTATATCTCTTGCATCTGAAGCCTTTTTATATTCATCTGGATTATTTTTTGAAAGTTCTTCCATCCGTGCATTAAATTGGGTCACTATATTTTCAACTTCTTCAGCCGAAGCATTGTTAGGAATTTCTGGAAATATAGCTATCCACTTGTCATTCACTGCATCATATTTAACCCAAAGTTCACTCACACTAACCAAATTACTTCGATGATTCTCTACCATCGTCAAGAATTTCTGTTTCATGAGATTTCTGTTTCCTTGCAAAATACCACTTTCCGCTATATTAGCAATCGTAGGCAACGGATCATCCGATTTGCTCGTACGTCCCTTTGCTGTTTTTAATGGTGCATTAAATACAGGAGTTTCAGAAGTAATGTAATCATAAACTTCGTCAGCCGTTTTTTCTTCCCATCCACGTAACGGCACATAGAATTGATACATATCCTGTATGGATTTATATGTGTCTTTATTCATCAATCCACTATCCCGTTGTTTATCTAATGTTGCAGTGGTAGCAGCCTTCACTTTATCCAATAATGGAGCCGTTTCAAACTTTTCTTCAAAACCTTCTACAGCCTTATAAGCTTCAGCAGTAGTTTCCGCCATATCATCATTAGGAAACATAGCAGAAAGACCACTATAATCGACACTCATATCCGCACCGTAGCTTGTTGCAATTCGATCTAGTTCTTCTTGTTTTTCCTTCCAGGACATACTACCATTATTCCAAATATTCTTTTTATCTTCTGTCCACCGCTCTATATTTTCTTTTACGGTATCTTCATCTTCCGCAAGCGCTTTTCTTACGGCCATTTCTCTATTACGCTCAATACCGTGCTTAGTAATCAGATAATCAGATATATCTTCATATTTAGCTCCCTGTTTTTTCATTTGGACAATTTCTTCAAGAATAGGCTTATACACAAGTTCACGATATGCATTTATTTCCGCTAGACTTCTTGAAGATAAAGCATTCTCAGCCATATAAGCATTTTCATAGTCGAGGATTCTACTATGCGTAGCTTTTGCAATCGCATCTTGTGCCTCTTTAAGCCCGAGCATACTATCTTGCCATGATTCTCTCATTTTATATCCAGCAGTCTGTAAGGTTCGATCATACATTTCACGAGCATTTCCTGTTTCTCTCTCCACCACTTCTACATCCTTACCAGCACTATCAAATATACCACCAACAATACGGAATCTTGTACTTTCCGTAGGAGCAGATTCAGATGTTTCCTGAGTTTCATTTAAACCAATGCCAAGCTTATTTCTCATCACCACATCCCTTGCCTGCTCAAACAAATCTCCTGTCTCAAGCTTCTTTCGGCTCCTCCACAACAAATACTCGACGTCGTTTTCACTCAATTTCACGTCAACACCCATTTTACGGAAGAAGTCACGAATAGCGGATACAATTCTATCCCACCATCCAGGAGTTTCATCCTTTTCAGCCTGTTCAGCCAGATACTCATCCATTGCAACAGACACATTATTTGCATATCTACTTACGGCCATATCTGCAATTTCACTTCTTACATTCAATGGAAGTTTCTCGAAAAGATCCATCATCATAGAATCAAACTCCATCTCATTTTCTGTTCCAAACAAATTACGCAAACCTTTATGACCAACTACTTCATGCAATATACTTACTTTTGCATCGTTCACATCCGTAGCATTTGGAATATAAAAGAAGACTTCTCTAGTTCCTGTATCAAACCAAGCTTTTACTTTCCGTCCTTCTTCAATGGCACGTTTGGCTGATCCATCAGGTATTTCATTTAAGGACCGGGCTATGTGTATGGGAGTATTCAGCTTATCAGACATTTCATCTACTGAGAAAACGATTTTTCCTTCCTCAATAGTAGGATTCTCAAAATTTTCCACTATCTTTGTAATGGAATCCAAATCCAAATAAGCAACGTCAGCGAGATTGGTTCGCTGTTTGTTTATTAGGTTTTGGATTCTTTCTTTATCCACCCTTAGAAGTTTTTCTTGCATAATCCAATTTAGCCATTCTGCATTATCTTTTGGAAACACATTACGAATGCTATTTATATGCAATTCATTTCCATTTATAGTAGGATTAATAGAAAGACCTATAATAAAGTTTTTATCTTCAGATTGTAATTCTATGACTAAGTTCTGAGCTTTCTTTTCATTCCCATATTTAAATATAGCGATTGGATTTTGTACTGCTTCAACAATATTCTTTATATCCAAAAGACTAAAATCATGATTGAATTTAGTTGCTTTGTCTATTAATCGTTTTGCACTCAACTGTATAGGATAATCTGGTATTCCTGTACTTTTAAGTATTTCACTAGGCATTCCAAGTTGATAAATATGTCCTTCCGGCAAAGTTCCATCTATCTGTTTCTGAAGATCCTCATTAAATTTCCGGTTTACGTCCTCTATTTCACGGAAACGAGCACTTTCATCATAAATGCCAAGCTTCTTCATTAGTTCTTCTGATTTCCGAATCCTCTCCTCCTCTCCTTTTTTCTTTTGAGATTTCTTTTTCTCTGATGTATCAAGTAAATCTTCTACCTCATAGCCGGATGATTCAATAGCATTCCTTATATTTATTTCATCCTGTATAGAGGCTTCGTTAAACTCTTTCTGCAAAACACCGTTATCCGACAACTCTTTGATATAATCAGGGTATTTATCAAGGATATCATTGATTTCTTTCTCATCAACAGAATTTAAAACGTCATTTTCAGACATCTGACTGAAAGGAAGAGACGGATTTTTATTTATGATATTCATAAGCATAAATTCCCCTTCCGACATTATAGACACTTTTTTGTTTATAACAGACTTTGTTCTTTTAATTTTTCTGTCTAATGCGGACTTGTCAATATTAAGTTTCTCCAGCAAATCACTATTGGGTTCTTCTTTTTCTTGCTCATTTTTAATATCTTCCTTAATATTCTTCAAGCTTTCATTCATGTCTGATAAAGATTTTACATAAATAGATTTTATCAGATCCTGATGTATCAATTTCTGTTCACCTCTTTTGCCAATAAGATCTGTATTTTGAGAAACTTCTTCATCAGGAACTTTATTAGTAAGGTCCTTTAATTTGCTTTCAGCTTCCTCCACTCTCTTCTTCTTCTCTTCAACCTCTTCTGGAGTATAGCCTGAATTTGTCGCTTGAGCAACCGAAAGTTCCCGCTTGGCATCCATTAATTCATAACGTGCTTGTTTTATGTCGGCAGCTCTTTTTTTGTTTTTAGCATTAGATTTGCTTTGCGGTAATTTTACCTCTGTTTTACCGCCATTTTCTAGTTGGGAAACAGGTTTTGCGGTAATTTTACCTTGATTTTCGATTTGAGCTTCTTCTATTGGAGTGATTGTCCCTTCCGATATAACAGTTGGTACAACAAGCATATTACCTGGCTTTCGGCTATCATATGGTAAGGTATCAATGAAATGCAATATGCCTTCTTCATCTACAAGCACATTATTGGGCTTTGTATCAGCAATGTCAAAAGTGCCGTCTGTCCAATTGCCTGACATATCTGTATAAAAGTCCATACCTTCCAAGAAACTATCTATTTCTTCTTGTGTTGCTTCACGTGCATTACTAATGTAGGGTTGGGACAATACCACAGAGATTTTGCCATCACTATTTTGGGTAAATCCCAATACAGTAATAGCATCAGATGGAAATAACTCATTATGAGCATCCAGCCTGTTTACAAAATCATCTAAATTTGTTGAATTGTCTGGTAAATAGGAGAAATCATTTACCTTGATTACAGATTTTCCGTCATGGGATAAGTAAGCTTCATTTTCACCACCTTGCCCGATTTGTTTGCCTGCTATTGATTCGAGGTCTTCGATCCAAGTTTGATTTTCCTTACTTCGTTGAAGGACATCCCCAAGAACGGATTCTTTCGTCCAGCTGCTTCGTCCATTTCCCGCTGTTGTTCTATCGCCTGCTGATCGGAGTAAGGATTCTGCTGCATCTTCTCTACGGACTTCATTGCCTTCTCTTGATAGGCTTTCCACTTCTCTTGATTCATCGTTCTCTTGATTTAGATTTGTATCACTTTGCGAAGATAATTCATTACCTTCATTATTCAAAGCATTTACGTTTGTTTCTTTTTCAATTAAATTACGATTTTCCTTAATAGCATCCTGTACTTGATTCCAATAATCAACTTTAGCTTGTGCTTCACCAACTTTCTCTTGCCATGCTTGTTTATCAGCAAGGTATTTAGCTTTATTGGTACCAATTTTCGGAGCTTTATCTGTTATCTTCTTTAGCTCTGAATCTGCTTCCTTTTGATTGGCAGCTATAAATGCATCCACCTCTTCATCCGTTAAAGTGCCATCCATTAAATCCGCTAACGTTACATCGACTGGCACCTTATGATAAAGAGGATTTCCTTTTTCATCTGTAGGAATAGCATTTTCCTGCTCACGATTTTGGTTCTCAGCGGAAACACTGTTATCTTTGTTTTCAGAAACGACAGGTGAATTGATACCGAGCAAGGCGGGCTGATTGCCGTTACTAGTAGGTCCGTTCGTCTCATCAAGAGAAACCGGCTTCTCTTCCTGCGTTGTCGGATGCAGGCTGTCGTTTTCTGACACTTTGCTTTCTTCGTCCCGGGAACCAATCGCATTTTCACCTTCTTTTTCTGACAAATTAACACCAATAGATGCAGTATCCATCTTATTGTAATAATCATCCTGCAAATCCAAAGATTCCTTGACCGACATATCAACAGGAGTAGAACCGTTCTTTGGCTCCATTAGCCCGGTCTTATTATTAAGTACAGCGGGGAAAGCCCTTACACTTCCATCTGCGTTTACCTCTGTAATTATAAGAGACATATCTCCGTTCCATATCTGCATTCCAGGCTGCGGTACTCGTGTTTTCGGATGGTGATTAAGAGACATATCCGTTTGATCTCTCATTTGCTCACCTATCTGATCCTGATATAGTTGCACAACATCATTCGCTAATGAAGTTTGCACATTATCCAATAGCCCAGAGTTTACCATTTTTTTTGTACCATCTTTTTGCAAAATAGTAGCTTGTACTCCATCGTTAGCTATTACATATACTTCCTCCTTTACTTCTCCTGCTCCTGACATAAGAGTAGCTGTAGTAATTGTACCGTTTCCTTCAGCATCTGGTATTATAGCCTCTTGAAGTGAAGCTTCAAATGAAGCTACTGCCTCTTCAGCATCGTCCCGTGCACTATCAACAATACCATTAATGCGCATTGATTTATTATAATAATCACGGGCCAGTTTTGCACTGTCTTCATCCATGCCCGAAATTATTTCCTCTATTTCATTCGCACTTGCATCATCAGCTAACATTCGGTCTATTGTATTCAAAGCATTTTCATCTATTTCACGTAAAGCTTCCTCGGCGGCTACACGTTCTTGTTCTGCTGAATAACGTTGTTCCACAGGAAGTTCAGTGCCTTGTACATACGCATCATCGGCAGCTCTCCCTTCTGGAGTCTGTTCCTGCTGTAAATCTTCAATAGCATTCTGTTTCGCTAGTTCAAACGCATATTCTATCTCATCTTTTTTCTGTTCAGTGGTAAGATCTTTGTCCGCAATGGTAACCTCTATAAATTTCTTTATATCTTCATTTCCGCGCTCTTTAGACATCCGGGTTAACTCCGTTAACTTGGCCTGTTGCTCCGGTGTCATTTTCTCAAAAAGGGCCCGCATTTTCTTTCTATTGGAATATCTATTCACTGCCATGCTGCCAAGTCCCAACAATGAAAATCCGATCTGAGTAGGTGCAAGAGAAAGGAAAGTAGTAATATTGTTATCAAGATTAATCGCTTCTTCAAATGTCATTTCTCCCAGCGGAATATTTGCAAAGTTATTATACACTTCTTCTAAATATTCCTCACCTATCCCATGAAACTGTGCTCTTTTAGCAACTTCTCTCATAGTCTCATTATTTGCTAGTTCTCTAAACCATTCCACTGGTTTCAAATTAGCAGCCTTCCTGAAAAACGATGATACTCCTTCTGGCATTACTTTATTTATTGTCCCCCATAACATGCCACCAGTTCCTCTAAAAGCATTGAAGATCATTTCCGACTGATTTTCAATCAAACGACTAGCGGCTGATTTTGCAGCAGCGCCAACAAAACTTGTATTTCCTGTTTTATTTACTACGAGTTCTCCATTATCATCTACATCATAGGTATAGTTATCTGCCAACCGGCCAGCTGTATCAGCAGCAACACGGGGAAGACTTGTCGTTGCTGTCATTCCTGTAGCAGCAACAATATCACCTGTAAGCCTTCCAGCAACCTTTGCGGCTTTACTTGTGGCAGCTTTCCCAAATTTCTTTAATCCATACGTCAACAGTTTCTTTGCAATCACATTTCCTGAACTTGCTATAGGATTAGCTATAAACTCAAGCATAAATGGTAGGCTGTAAGCAGTAGTTTCTCCTATTTGATACCCTCTGCTGATATCTGATTGAGTATAGGCATTCACTGTAAGATTGGTAACAAGCGCATCAAGCAACTTTTCTTCATCACTCGTTAGCTGTTCTTGCTTGTTGGCTTTATCAAGAGCAGACAATAGAGCCGTATTATCAGCAAGTTTGGAAAATCCAGCAGTCCAAGTATCTACATCAAGAGCTTTATCCCTTACACCTCTTCCAAAATTACTGATAGAACTACTTTTATCTGCACTTGCTTCAGCTAACCTATTTTCGCTATCTTTTAGCAAATTAGCAGCTGCCATCAAATTACGGTAACGAGGGTTAGCCTCAATTGTCCTTTGGTTTCTTCCTCCAGTTTGTGCCTGACCAAATCCCTGGAGAAACGATAGTACTGGATGTTCCTTTGCATAAGATTTCTCTTCTGCATTATGCAAATCCATAACCTCTTTTAGTTCACTATTAACAGACGCTTTTAAATCACTAGCATGAGCAGTAAAACCTTTTAATTCCTGATCTTTTCTATCTTTTATAGCCTTGCTATATACTTTTGATTGTTCTTCTTTGGGCATATTCTGATATTCATCATACGGAACACCAAATACAGTAATACGTCCAGAGTCATCTTTTCCAACATAAGGAGAGGGAACAGATTGTTCCCTGTTTCCTTCTTCATTCTGAGCATTCATACGTTTGAATGAATCATATTCATCAACGACTTCCTGCGCTTTGGGGCCAGCCTTTGATGTGCTTCCCTCCATTTCAGGTGAAGGCAATTTTGTAATAGAATAAGCATTTGATATTCTATTTTCATAACTATCATAATCTCCTATACGAAAATCGCCTCTTCCTGATACATAGTCATATAATTGTTTTCTGTTGTTTTTATCTTTCATTTTGGAACGAAAGATATTTTCGTCCCCCAAGTCTTCTGTAGAATAACCTTTGGTGATTAAAGCATTATATAACTTGTTTAAATCATCTTTCTGTACCATAAATTACCAGTCTGTTTTATTAGTACCACTTTGTTTTCCCCATCCAAGGTTTTCTTTCCTTGATTTAGAAGAATCTTCTGTTTTAAAACCTCTCCTTTCCAGTTCTTCTCCTGACACCATTCCTTTCTGAAGAGCATACGCAGCGGCAGCTCTCCAATCAATTCTACCTGTCCCAGGTACCGGTTTACCATATACATCTACTGTAACACCAGATGTAAATGCATCTAAATCCCCACCATTTAAACCGGAACTCTGCACTATCTGCATTGCTTCGTTATCTGTAAGTTTTGCATTCCGGGTATATATCGTTCCATCATCAGACATAGCACTATCTACAACCTTATCTTTATTTGTTTTTGCAGTTTGCGCATTAGTCCATCCAATAGACTCCATAGCCTGATTATGTCGTTTGGTTTCTTCTGCCCTTTTTGCTGCAATATCTTGCTGGGCTTGTAACCTAGCCTGCTGTAAATTCATATTAGTATTTAGCTTCATAAGTTCCATTGCTCTATCATCAATAGCTTTCTTTTGATTATAGCGCATAGTATACGCATCTTTCCAATCCTGTAAATCCCTTGCTTTGGCACCCATCAATCCACTTGCATACATTCGTCGCTTTTCTGCTATCCGATCCTCAAAAGTTTGTAGCCTGCTATCGGGAACTTTAGGTAATTCCTGTGAAGGTGCGCCTTTGCCTGTAAAAATCAGGTTAGAAAAAGCACTCAACACATTTCCCAAATGTCCAACCCCTTCTACCGCCGATGCGGCACGCTTTCTTCTATCTTCTTCTTCAGGCGTAATAGGTTTCTCATATAATTGAGAATATAAATCCTGAAATTGATGATATTCGCTTGGGGCGGGCATATCTATGTCTGCGGTAGGAATAGCAGGTTGCACCTCACTTGGTGCAATAGATTGTGAAGGGACAGAAACATTTTCTTCCACTGTATTTGAAGTAATGGTATTCCCGTTGTTATCCCTCATTCCTTGAATAGGAACAGTAGCCGTTTCAAAGTTTGGTATTTCATTCCCTTTAGCCCTATTTCGGTTATTCCATCTGTCATTTACATTATACATACCTTAAGCCGCTTTATTTTTACCAAATAAACTTTCAAACAATCCTTTTCCACTTCCGAGATGGCTCTGCATGTCAGCACCAACCATTCCCATACCGGCAGACATACCAGCGCTTCCAGCCTGCGCATTGCTCGCTGCCTGCTGATTGTATATTGATATACGTTGATTGGCAAGATTACTTTTTGTATTAAGATACTGTGATTCTACAGCGTTCTTCTGAGCTGTTCCCTGGGCGGCAATATTAGTTGCTGTGTCAGCTATTGCCGCATTGTTAGCAGCCTTTTGCTGAGCCACACTTTCATCCGTAGCGCCACTTACGGCAGAAGCGCCAACTGCACGCTTATACAGATCATTAGTCATTTCTCTAGCTCTTGACAAAGCCGCTTGTGCCTCTGCACTCTGAGTGTAGTCTTCATTTGACTTTCGAAGATACCACGCCTCATTATCCTTTTCTTGTTTGTCAAGTATCTTATTTGCTTTCTTGCGAGCCTTGGAAGCTCCTATGCCCCCTATAATAGAACTTGCTAATCCAGCGGCTGCACCTATTGCTGCACCTATCATATATATGTCCTCCTATTAATTTTTATAATAAGCAAAGGACATAATAAATACTTTTCGTTTTTTACAGAATGATTATTATTTGCTATCTTATAGTATTAAAAACACTACATCAAACTACTACCTCAAGGTTTAGAAATTATTTAGGGCGGTATTATTGTAAAAAAAAAGGACGACCTATAAAAGCCGTCCCTTTTAACATATATTTAACAAAGTATTATATAAATATTATTCAGTTTGATTGATATTATAAAGATAATCAAGCACTTTCCTGTTTGCTTCATCCACTTTCTTTTCATCAAATCGTATATAAATATCTGTAACTGTTCCATTCGCCCAACTATGCCCTAACGCATGAGCAATGACTTCTTTAGGAATATCAATTTCTGCCGCAATCGTAGCCCAAGTGTGCCGTGTCCAATATGAAGACAAGTCTGGGAAAAAAGGTTTCCGTATTTTCTTCCCACCTAGTCCCTTTCTTTCCGTTTCGCCAATCTCTTTTAAAGCAATTCCCATTCGGTGCAGGAAGTTCTTGTAATCTTTATATTCATCCATTATATTAAGTACAAAATCCTGTCCCTTATATTTGTCTATAATCGCTTGAGCTTCTGGTTCCACTTTAATACTGTATAATTTGCCGGTCTTTGCTCTCTTATATTCAAACCGACCATTTACCAATGCTGAAGTTTTTGCCGTTAACAAATCAACGGCATTAATACCTATAAAATAGAACATAAGCATAAATATATCCCTGTATCTCTCTTGATACTCCTCGCATGGATAATCACGCAGTATCCTTAGCTGCTCAACAGTAAGCGATCTTTTCCTCGTTTCCTCTTTTTTTATAGTAAATCTTCTAAAGGGATATAATGTAGTATATTCCTCATCTATTGCGTAGTTGAATACAGCTCGTATATTCCTGAAATGTATAGCATATGCATTCACCTTCATACCTTGAGCCATCCAAGCTTCAAATCTTTCAAGCCAAGTCTTATCCATACTATCAAAAGTACATCTGCTGTCAAATTTCAATAGTTTATTCCTAGTAGTCGCATACACTGATCTTGTTCCATCATTAGTTTTCTTAGCAACAAACTCATCCAAGTAGTCAATAAAATATTTGCTTTTAGTTTGCACATTGTTGCCACCACCAAGAATAGCGGAAATCTCCTCACGCATCTTCTTGTCACTAAGTCTTTCTCCATCTTCTTCAAGCTTGATCAGAAACTTCTCAACCTTATTAAGCATGCCATCCAACACTATATTCTTTCGCTTGTAGTCCTTTTCCTTTTTACTAAACCCATCATGATCCCAATTCTCCTTGAGGGACGCATAAGGAGTAGAAAAACGGATTTGAGTTACATTCTTAACTTCAATAACTACCGGATAAGTGCCGTCTTTTCTTGCACGTCTTGTATCCAATTTGATCTTGGCTTTCATGGTCTTCAAAATTTGACTTATAATTTGACTTACTTTTGATGAGTTTATTTGTGTTCAAATGTAGTTATTTGTGGTGTGATAAGCAAGAAATAGCATAAAAAAAAGTAGTCAGCACCATGCTAACTACTTGATTTTCAGAGAGAGCGGCAAACGAGGCTCGAACTCGCGACCCTCAGCTTGGGAAGCCACATAAAA